ATGCGGATACCTCGGAGTCCTTGACCTCCACCCTCGAAATGTGGGAGCGGTCTAGTGATACCTGGAACTCCCGGTCCGGGACGATGGATGTGCCGGCCACATCGGAGACCATAATCACCTGTATACCGAGTCGCCGGGATATCATCCCCAGGACCTCCCCCAGCCTCTGCCGGGCTCCCCCACGGATGTGCGGGAACGGTTCGTCCAGGAGCAGGATGCGGGAGTTCTTGGACATCGTGAGGCAGCAGACCCGGAGAGCGAGGGAGATTACATCCACGACTCCCCCTCCGTTACTGTCTAGCGGGTCCATCCTGGAGCCGTCCTTGTCGAGCCACATATCCAACTCGGTGCGACCCCTCCGGGCCACGAACTCCGTCTTGAAAAGGTAGGAGTCCGGGAAAACGGCATCCAGGGCGGTCTGTATCACATCCTCGATGCGGACGCGGAGCTGGTCCTGGGTATCCCTTGCCGCCTTCTGCACGGCGAGGATGAGCGAGTCGATGGAGGCCTTGCGGGCCACCAGCCCCTCCGCCCTTTTCCTCGCCCCTTCCAGCTGGGACTCCAGGGCCTCACGGCGACCGACGTACCGGGAGGTGATGGAGCGTAGTTCCTGTGCGTTCATCGCTTGTCCTCCGGCTCCGGCCAGTGGTTGGGTTCTCCTCCCTTCGAGTCGGCGAGCCAGTTGCTCTTGTGGGAGGCCTCGGCATCCCTCATCCAGGGGATGTCCTTAATAGTTATACGTCGGGACATACCTACCTCGACCCTTCCGCCTCATCCAGGAGCTTGCGGGCCTCCTGGATGGTATTTTCGTATTCCTGGGAGAGTTCACGGACCTGGGCATCGGTCTCTGCGATGATTTCCTTTACCTTGTCGGGGTCGTCTGTCCCGAGTTCATCCCGCCACCGGGCCTGGATACCTTCCACGATGCCCTGGGCCTTCGCCTTTTCCGACTTGAGGGCATCCACCCTCTTTATCAAATTTTCGACTTCTGTCGCCATCTTTTTAACTCCTTTAGGGTTCTACTATTACGGGGTTGTTTTCTCCCATATACGGGAGGGACCGGGCGGTATTATACTCGAAGTACTCCTCCGCCTCATCCTGGGACATCCCGGACTCCTGGAGGACCTTTATACATTTTGACCTGGAGTAGACAAGATGCGGGGTAGCCGTCAATGCGATACCCAGGCAGGCCTCGTCCATATCATCAAGGACCGCCACCTGGGCTCCCTCGGCCACCGTCTCTATCAACTCCAGGATTTCCTGCCGGGTCATCAGTCCAGCCCCGCAAGTCTGTGGAGGTTGAAGTAGATGTCCCCGACCGCGCGGACATCACCGGAGCAGTAGTCCCGGATTTCCGACATCTTGCCTTCTTTGAAAAGGTCCCAAACCTTCACCCCGTCACAGGACTGCTTCGGGTCCTGGAAACCCAGGAGCAGGGAGGCGGAGCGGAGGGACATATTGCTGGACCCGAACCGCATAAGTTCCATAGTGTCCAGGTGCTTGATTTCCCAGGGCTTTTTGCCCAGGAGCCGGAGGGCCGGGGGTACCTGCATATGATGGGCAAGGTAGCGTTTCGTGAGGAACGGGATGTCGAACCCCTTGAGGTTGTGACCCACGAGGGTCACGGAGTCATCGAGGGCGGAGGCAAGGACCTCCAGTAGTTCCGCCTCCCTGTCCAGGTTCTCCGCCACCATCCCGTAGACGGTGGGGATGAGCCTGTGTTCCGGCTCCGACAGGTCGCCCCAGCAGACGCAGCAAATCTGCCCGAACTCCGGGTACAACGCCGCCATCGCCTCCAGTTCCTCCCCTTCTTTTCCGGGGTACTTCCCTGCTGCCCACTGGGGGTACCAGGTCTCCATAATCCCCGCGCGGGGGACCGTCTCGATATCGAGGGCTACAATACTATTACTCATCTTTTGACTCCTTTAGTCGTGATTTCTTGTGTGGATGATGAGGGGCACGAGGTCCCCGGTCCTGGCTCCCCGGAGGGCATCCAGGAGGATGTCGTCGAACTCCCCCATCTTCGGGGAGTGGGCGATGCGGCCCAGGTCATAGTCGTAGACGGCTATCACGGGGCCGGCCGAAGCGGTCCACCCGACAAGGCAGGGGTCCCAGGACGGGGGCAGGGCCACAAGGGGCTGCCCGATTTTCCGGGCCACCATTTCCAATGTACTGCGCTCTATCATTATTGTCTGTCCTTGTTAAGCCTGTCCAGGAGTTCCGGGTAGACATCGGTCGCCGGTTTGAACTCCTGGGAGTTGATGATATTTTCCAGGTTATCCCGGAACGATAGGGATACCGCGGAGCCATCCCCGACAACCTGGAGCACCTTCTCCATCCTCTCGTCCCTCTCCTTTTCTGCGACCAGGTAGTCCGTGACCACGAGTTCGGCGCGGGGAGGCAGGACCCTCGTGGTGATGTCCAGGGTGTCCGTGTCCAGGATGAGGACCTGCGGGAAGTATTCCAATAAATCCGCCGCCTGGATGTTGAGGCATCCGGGGGTCCCGACCTGCCGTCCGTCCCTTGCGGTATAGACATATCCATTGTGGTAGTCCCCTGTGAGGACCAACCTACCGGGGAATTTATCGAGAAGTTCCTGCGCGGTGACCCCTACGCCCTTGATGGGACGGGCGGCGTCATCGGGGAAAGTGAGTTGGTGGGTCACCCAAATATCGGCGCCCTTGAACTCCGGGCTATCCTCGTCCTCCATCCCGAAGGGGACGGCATAGACCTTGAGGTTATCCAGGGCCTCCGTGCCCAGCTCACCAAAAGACTTCAGCACGACCCCGATGCTAGAGCACTCCAGGTTCCCGTAGTCGTGGTAGGGTAGGTCGTGATTTCCTGGGAGGATGCGGACGGTGCGGTTCTGCTGGATGTCCAGGAGTTCGGAGAGTACCATATTTAGGGCCTCCGTGGAAACCCTGGGTTGGTGGAACAAATCCCCCAAAATCCAAACCTCCCGGACCTTTTCCTCCCTGGCGATTTCCGAAACGGCCCGGATGTCCCGGCGCTGGGTCTCCAGCCAGTCCTCGTCCACCCGGCAGCGGGGTCTGTCCCCACGGATATGCCAGTCCGCGGTAATAAGTACCTTACTCATCCCTGGGTCCCTCCGGCGTCGGTGAGGTGACGACCAAAATCATCGCGGTGGCCCATATCCAGGACAGGAACAGGCACCACTCATCGTCAAGCCCGAAACCCCAGTGCAGAACCGCGAATGGGAGGGAGAACTGGATACCCGCAAACACGACAAAAAGTATGACTCGCAAAATTAGCGACATTGCAACTCCTTTATGGATAAAATGACTTTACGGGGACTCCCGGTAGTCCTGGAGGAGTTCCTCCGCACACTCCGGGCAAATCCAATAGCCCGGACTATCCGGGTCGGGATACCACCCCGAAGACTTGAGCCTCCCGTTTATTGTCTTGAGGGTCGGGGGTCTCCCCTCATCATCCCAGGTACCCGAACACCTGGAGCATCGGATGGGTTCCAAAATTTTAAAGGGCATCGAGAGGCTCCTATGTCGAGGGGATGAGATTACAGGGGAGCCTGCCCTGCATATAGAGTTTCAGCATACCCTGTAGCCCATTGAACGCCCTGCGGGTCCTCTCCAGGCTCCACCCCAGTTTGAGGTACCGCCGGCGGTAAATCTTCATAGGGGTGAGGTATTCCTTTGCCCGGTTGAACTCCCTGCTCCTGGAGGGGTCCGGCTTAATCTTGAAGTATCCCTCCGTAAAGTCCTTGAACACCTGGAGGGCATCCCCCTGGAGGGCTTCCAGGTACGGGAGGAGTTCCTGGGGATATTCCCCGGAGGCCTCGAGCTGCCTGCTATAATCTGCCAATGTATCCGGCATTACGCCCTGGATGAGGGCGAAGGTCCCACAACTGGGGTCCCCTACCGCCGCGTCCTCGTCCTGGTCGCAGACGGTTGCCACACGCACCGGGGCTTTACCCCTGCTCTCCAGCAGCGAGGGTCCGTGCAGGGCCTTGTCGATTAGCCAGGTCAAGGAGTGGAGTTTGTGGCGGAGGAAAGTATCGAAGCTGGCGCCGGAGGGGTGCTCCGGCTTGAAGGCTTCGCAGGCCTGGCAGAAGATGAGACCGGCCTGGAGGTAGAGGTCATCCTCAAGGTCCGGGAAATCACGGGAGTAGTGGTTCACGACCGCGGTGATTATCCCGGCATATTTGAGATAGAGTTCGTCTGTGGCTTTCATTATTTACTCCTAAAGGTCCTGTACGAGGGTGAACTCCCTGCGGATGGCGACGTAGCAACTCCCATCATCCACGGGGCGGGGTTCCGACTCCTGGAAAACATACTTGCGGTCTACCAGGTCCGTTGTCTTGCGGGACTTAATTTCCCAGCGGCAATCAGGCAGCGGGCAGAATATGTAGTTGACAAGGCGATTGTTCATAGAGCGGCGGGCATCCTCGATGTCCACACATTTCTCGATGGAACTTTCCCCCGGTACCGGGGCCATAGGGAGGAGTTGCTTGTCCTTGCCGAAGTAGACGGAGTAGCTCTGCGTGAGGATATAAAACATACTAGCATCCTCCTACGATGGTGCAGGCCAGGTCGTAGAACTCGGAAGTCGTGGCCACGCGGAACTCCTTGGTTGTCGCAGAAGCCTTCCAGCTGACGCTAGCGAGATATCCTCCGCGCGCATCAAGGGTAAGCCAAACATCCGCGTCCTTGTAGTCCAGGTCCTCTCCCAGGCTCCAAACTTGGAGGCATCCCTGCCCGTCCCTCATCTGCCTAAACGGGGCGATGTTCACGAAAAGGTCCTTGTCCTGTTCCAGGCCGGCGAGGTTTATTTCCTCCGCGATGGCGACGCAGGCACGGTTAATTTGCTTGAGCTGTTCGATTTTTTCATGCGTCATTGTGGTATCCTCTTGTTGATGTTTTCTATACCCCAAAAATATAAAAGTCCCGGTCTCCCGGAACTTATTTATTTCTTATTTTTTACTTATTTTTCTGCCCGATGTATGGGACGACCGCAGCAGGGGCATACCTTACCTTCCAGGGAGTGCTCCAGTTCCTCGATTTCCCGGTTCGCTCTCTCGATGGCTTCCAGGCCCTTGTGAAGATTTGCGAGGTCGTTCTGCGAACGCTCCAGGGACTCCCGGGTCCCCTCAAGGGCGGAGCCCATCCTGGACAACCGGGAGAGGACCTGCTCGACCTTTTCCAGGTCCAGGGATGCGGAACGGGCAGCCCCGGCATATTCCGTGAGTTTTCCGGCATCCAGGAGTCTGCAGGACTTCTCCAGCATCCCCAGGATTTCGCCGGCGCGGTCCAGGAGCCCGGATACTTCGTCCACCCTCTCCATCCCACGGAGGGATTTTTCCACGGCCCTAAATGCCAGGAAATCCTTGTTTAGCCGGTTATACTTCGACATAGCCCCATCGAGGGAGCGGGAGACCTTCTCCAACCTCTCCAGGACCTTCTCCACCTCCCTTGCGTAGAGGTCCAGGGAGGCCCACCGGCGGGCGGCGGCTTCGAGTCGTCCCAGTTCATCCGTGAGGGTTCCGTGCTTTCCCTGGGCTTCCTTGAGGGAGCCCTCCAGGCTCTCCGCGGCATCCGCCACCTTTTCCAGGTCCTTCACCCATCCCAGGCTCCCGACTTCCCCCTCAAGCCTGGAGACCGCGTCGTTCGCCGCCTTCATATCGGCGGAGCACTCCCTGGACATCGAGTTCGTGACGGACATCGCGGTGTCGATTTCCGACAGGTCGACCAGGGAGTTGATGTAGCGGGCGGCCTCACCCGGTGTCGCCGAAATGAGGAACGGTGGGTCCATCTGCCGTTGTATGTTCACGGGACCGATGCCGAAGGTCCGGGAGATTTCCACCGGGACATCCGACCGCATCGCCTCGAACCTCACGGACGGGGCCTCCACCGGGCTGCCGTCATCATCGGGGTGGTATTCGTAGGAGTTCTCGTCCTTGCCCCTGGAGCGGGTCACGGTCCCGGTATCCAGCACGACGGACACCTGGCATATCCCCTTCACCTTGCCCTTCTTGTCCTTGAGCCAGTTGCTCACGTGGGCATCCCCCTGGGGCTGGTTCGTGATGACCCACAGGAGGGCCCGCATAACGGCGGACTTCCCGCAGTCCGAGTCCCCCACGAGGGCATTTACCCCCGGTGAGAACTCCAGGGAGGAGTCCCTGTGGCTTTGGAAATTGGAAATTTTCAACCCTTCAATCATCTACAGACCCTCCCTCCGGGCCCACTCGGCAATAAGCAGGGCGTCAGCGTCCTTGTGTTTCGTGATAATCTTTTCCAGGGAGGGGAAAAGGCGGAGACCTATGTCTTCGCTAGCCCTCTTGAGTTCATCCCCCTTGCAGCCCTGGGGCAACATCTTTTTCTGCCAGGCGCGGGAGTCACAATACATCCGGGCAAATCCGAAACGCTCCACGATGATGAGTGTCGCCTCCAGGGCCCGGAGGGCGGAGCAGGATGCGGCAAAGCGCATCGGGTTCACCATCGGTCGCTCGATGACCACCAGGATGTCCGAAGGGTTGATGCCCTGGGAAATCATCGAGAAGAACTCCTCCAGCCTCTTTGTGTCGATGCGGGAAATGTTCTTTTTCTCCCTGGTGTAGGATTGTTCGGAAAATACCGGGGTCTCGACCATCTTGGTCTCGACGCGGCCCTGGGTATCCGGGGAGCTGGAGTCCATCCAGGCGATGGTGCCCGTGACCCCGTTGTCTATTCCTATGTAAAGTCTATGCATCTAGGTCTCCAATGTCTTGAGCATTAAAATTGGCATCATTGCCATAATTGCCACGGCCGTGGCGGTTTCCTCCGGGGTCAGCTCCCCGGACTCTATCATCCTGGCGGCTTCCTTTGTAGGCTCCTGGGCCTTCGGGATTTTCTTTAACTTCTCCCATAACTTCAAGGCATCCAAAACCTACCCCCTGGCGTACTTGGACGGGCGATGGCTGGCTGCGGCATCCTCCGCCGCCTCCCACTTCTCCCGGACCCTCCGGGTGAGTTCCTCCCGCATCGAGGGGTCCTTTTCGCACATTTCGATTAACTGCTCCCTGGAGAACTCCTTGCCGAACTCCCTGTCCAGGGCGAGGGCGCGGTCGGGGTCCGATGCGACCCACTCCAAAATCCAGGCGAGGGACAGGGTGGAGTTCCCGGTCTTTTCCTTCTTTGCCTGGCGACAGGCGTCCTTCAATCCCTGGGCCTCGAGCCAAACGGTGAGGGAGGGGAGGTCCTTTACCTTCGCCCCGGCATCCCAGGCGATGGCGGCTGCCGCATCCTTGATGATTTCCCCCTTGTCGTTCACGAGGTCGAAAAGGTAGTCCAGGTTCGAGCCGATATTGTCAATGCCGTAGTCAAAGTAGACGGAGTAGTATGCCTTGCGATAGGGGCGCGGGGTCTTGGATTTGATGGTGGAGGCCTCCACGTAGGCGCCGACCACGAGGTCCCCCTTCTTTATCTGCCGCACCGTCTTCAAAAATACGCGGGTATGGGAGTAGAACTCCAGGGCCTTGCCACAGGAGACCTCCCACTTCGGACCATAGGCCGCGGCGTTCATCTTGTCACGGATTTGGGACACTAGGATGAGGGACACCCGGGCATCCTCCAGCTTCTTGTGCTTGGTTCGGAAAAACTGCTGGCTCAAGAACTTGGCAATCTGTGCCCCGTAGTCCCCCGGGTCCTTGACCTCCTTGTTCTGCTTCAACTGTCCCAGGCGTCCGGCCTCCATCGCCTCACGGGTGGCGTCACTCAAGCCATCCAGGGAGTCGACCGCATAGATACCCACCTGGTCCTTGTCGATGGACTGGAGGAACAGGGATACCTTCGCGTCCATTTCCTCGATTGTCGCGGCGTCCTGGATGTCCCGTTTAGAGCCGATGCGGCGGTCTGCCGGGTGGATATCGAAACCGTAGAGCCTGGTCGTGTCGAAGGTATCCCCGGACTCGGTGTCGTCCGACTCCCAGGCCATCCTGTCCCCCAGGGCCCAGTGGTTCGCCGCAATTATTTCGTTCTTGAGGAACGATTTGCCGGCGGATTTGTCACCGATGATATTCAAGATACTGCCGAAGGGGAGCCCGTAGACTCCCTTATCGCCTCCCAGGAGCAGGTCCAGCAGGTCGCAGCCCGTTATCATAGTGGGGGTGATTTCCTTTTCTTTAGCCATAAAATTCTACCTCGTTATTTGGTTGATTTTTCCAGGATATTATACGGAAAATCCCGGTGTTCATCACACCGGGACTCGATTGCTTGGAGGTCAAATTACCTAGCGTCTGCGGGATGCCTCGCGGCAACGGTTGTAGATGGCATCCGGGCACTTGTAGCACAGGGCCTTCTTGTCGCATTCCACGCCGAACTGGTATTTGTTCGGGCAGGGGTTCTCCTGCTCCGGTTCCGGCTCGCGCTGGCGGCTCCTGGAGGGCTCCGGCTCATCCTGGGGCTCCTCCCTACGGGAGCGCTCCTGGCGCGGTTCCTGGGGCTCTTCCTGGCGATTATCACGGCCACGGCTCAAGCCTGTGGGCTGGTCGGGGAACGGGTCCTCGAAGTCCTTGCCATCATTTCCACGGAGGGTGCGACCTTCGGACCTGGAGGGTTCCGGTTCGCCACGGTATCCATCGTCACGGTCGCGCTGGCGGAGTTCCTCATCCCTGGAGGAGCGGTCGCGTTCCCTGTCCCTCTCGTAGTCCCTGCGGTCGTCCTGGGCTTCCTCACGATAGGAGCGGCGGCCCTGGGGTTCATCCTGGGGCTCTTCATCCGGGCCACCGAAAAGGGCCTTGTTCAGTTGTTCCGGGGTCGGGACCACGAGCATTTCATCCAGGGAGGGGCAGGCTTCCAGCACCTCGTCCGGGATTTCCTCCTGGCGCTTATTGAACGAGAAACTCTTTGCGAGTTTGTAGGTACGACCCCCACCCATAGTGTCCTCGCCGACGCGGAACGAGACGACGCGGCCGTCCGGTCCAGGGTTCGCGTAATCCACCACGCCCTGGCCACGCATACAGGCGGTGGACTCATCCACGAGGTCCTTGGTGAAGGTATTGTGCGAGGTCTCGAAGATGAGGGGCTCACTGCCCCCGCGTCCCTTTTCGTCGACTTCCTGGACGAGGTAGACGGAGCGGCGGGAAGCCCACATCCCGGCAGCTGCCTGGGTGCCTTCGTTGTCGGCAAGGCGGGATGCCTCGTCACAGATGGGGCAGGACTTGCCGTAGGTCTTTTTCGGGCAGAGGTAGGAGCCCTTGTCCGGTCCGATATTGCGGTGCACCCAAACATCCAGGACATAGTCCCACATCCCGGGTTTCATTTCCCCGGACTTGACGAGCGGATGCTTGTTGCCCCCGACCTTCCAGGGCAGGATGTTGATGTCCTGGTAATCCCCGACCTTGCCGAGTTTGTAGAACTTGAGCTTGCAGCCACGGTAGTCCATAAAGCTAGGACCACGGGCACCGCCCTTGTCCTCGTTTGTCTCTACCTGGCGTTGATAACGATTTCCGAAACGGATGTCACTGCGATTGAAGGCCATTGCTAGTCCCTCCCTTTGTTGAGATTATCGCGGAGCTGGCGCTGGGCATTGTCCGCGGAGAAGTCGGAGACCGCGCCGGAGGCGGAGGTCTCGTAAGAGTTGGAGATTGCCATACGGACGGCGCACTCTATCATAGTCTTTTTGTGGTCCAGGGCACGGACGATGGTCTCGGCGTCCTGGAGGGCTCGGTTGAGGGTCACGACCTCGTCCTTCATCTTGAGGAGTTCCGGGTCGGACTCCACCATCGCGGAAACCTTCGCCTCGGTCAGCTTTTCGCCGGCATCGGCCGCTTTCTTGCGGATTTCCAACTCCACGGCCGCGGTGCGGGCATCGAGGGAATTTACCTTGCGGTCCCTGGCCTCGCGTGCATCGGCTGCCTTGCTGGCGTAGTAGTCGTAAAGGGAGGACTGGCGGGCCACGGATGTCTGCAAATCCTTGAAGTCCAGGTCCAGGTCCCTGTTGTCACTGGGGAAAAATTCAGTCATTGTTTACCTCGTTTTTAGGGTTCAAAATCCGATATACGGGAGGCCCCGGTCATCTACTGCCGACCCTCCAGGCCGCAAGGACGATACCGGGGAAGCCTGTGTCATAGGTCGGGATGCTGAACTCCTCCATCACCCGGGCGATGTCCTGGGAGGGGCGTTTCAGCATACAGGTCTGGCAATAGCCCAGGATACCGCGCCGGAGGGCTTCCGGGTCCACGGTCCCCTTGAGGGATGCGAGGGAGCGGGAAACCTCGCTCCAGGGCGAGTTCTTTGTGAGCAGGCGGCAGAGTTCCAGGGTATCCGGGTCCTCATCCACCCCACCCTCCAGGACCTTGAGCTGGGCGTCCCGGTCGGACAGGGGCATCACCTTTTCCAGGGCGACAAGGGCCGCTCGGGGCGAACCATCCGCCGCATCCACTATGGCCGTGAGGAGTTCATCATCCAGGGGATACTGTTCCTTTTCCGCCACCTCGGCAACGAGTTTCCCCAACTGCCTGCCGGTGAGGGGCTCGACCTTCCACTGGGTGCAGCGGGTACCGATGGCCTTGCCCTCGTCCCCCTTGAGCAGCTGGGTGAGGTTTGTCGTACAGAGGAAAAAGTAGACGTGGTCGGGGCAGTCCTCCAGGGGCTTGAGGAACGCGCGTTTAGCATCGGTCGTCATCCCGTGGGCCTCGTCGATGATGTAGACCACGGCCCCGGATACGAGGGGCAATACCTTCATCTGCTCGATAATTTCACGGGCGGTGTCCACGCCACGGTTGGAGGCAAAGTTGATTTCGTGGACGGAAATGTCCGGGTCGGCTCCCAGGATGGACGTAGCAATGGCTCGGGCGAGGGTCGTCTTGCCGCAGCCGCTCGGGCCGTAGATGATGTGGGAGTGCGATACCCTGGCCTTGTCCTGGGCGAAGTGATTGCGGATGCCCTGGACGACGGCGGAGTTGCCGACCATTTCCTCCAGGGTGCGGGGGCGGTACTGTTGATAGAGGGACATTAGCCGTTCCTCCTGGAGTCGTAGAGTTTCGTCTGCATTTCATAGCCCAAAAGGTACCAGACCTTGTCGAAAGCCCGCTGGTAGGAGATTTTCTCCCCGACTTCCTGGACGAAATTTTCCTTGTCCACCACGCTAGCCTCACCTGTCACGGTAAAGCCGTTTTTGAGGGTGAGTTCACAGACCATCTTCTTGCCACTGGGCAGGGTGGTGAAGGTCTTGTCCACAATCTGCTCCTCGACCATTTCCTTTGTCACTTTGTAGTTCGACATTAGATTACTCCTTTTGAGACACCCAGCTCGTTCACCAGGCAGTTCTCGATTGCTGTTTTGAGTTTTTCGGCATCCCCGGCACTTCCCCCGTTGAGGTAGTTGCGGAGCAGGGCCTGGGTCGCTTCCTCCACATCGAAGGTCACGGGTTCCAGGTCCGGGTAGAAGACATGCCCGCACTCGGGACATTCGACTTCGGTATCATCCATTGTTGACTCCTTTTGAGATTAAATTTGCCGGTATCCCGGCGGAGAAAAACGACTACAAAAAAGTTCTCCAGGATACCGGCGATAGTTGCCACAAAGGGACTCGAACCCTTGTTTTAGCCTTCGGAGGGCTATGTCCTGTCCAGCTGGACGATGCGACAATAAAAATCCCGGGTTTTTAGGGAGGACCGGGAGCCTCCAGGGGGATGCAAAGAGGATACCACTCGCTCGAAGTCATCCCCCGACATTTTCCTATATACGCGGGAGCCCGGTATCGAAGATACCCCCGGCCACCCTCGTCTCGGTAAAGGACTCCCTGGACTGGATGCCACGGGCGGTCATACAACCGTGTTTGCCCCGGATGATGACCTCGATGTCCTTTGTCTCCAGCGCGATAGAGAGGACATTGTAGATGTCCTGGGTGAGCCGTTCCTGGAGCTGGAGCCGGGAGGCACACATCTTGGCGATGCGTCCGAACTTGGAGAGCCCCAGGACCTTGAGGTTCGGGAGGTAGCGGATATCCACGGACATATCGTACATCAGTGCGAGGTGATGCTCACAGTGGGAGAACACCGCAATGTCCTTGACCTCGACCACGGACCGGGTGGAGACCGGGAAAGTCTTGCCGTACATCCGGGCAATTTCCTCGTTGGAGTACCTTGCCCCCTGGGTGAGTTCCACCCAGTACTTCGCCACCCGCTGCGGGGTCTCCTTTAGGTCCGGGTCCGTAGAGTCCGTGAGGAGCGGGAGGACCTGGGCGAAAAGTTCCGCCAGTTTCTGCTTTCTTTCGTCATCCGAAATCATCTTATACCATCCTTGCTTTGGGGTCCCAAATGTACTTGTGTAGCTGGAGCTGGACCCGGAACTTCCCCTGGAGGTCCTGCTGCTTCATAAAGTCGACAATCTTCGCCGTCTCGAAGCCCCAGCAGGGGGAAATATACACCCAGGCCCGGGTATCGAGTCCCCGGATGAACTCGAGGGCGTCCTGCATATCCTTTTCCGAGTCGACCACCGCCTTGATGACATCCCCCTGCCCCAGGTTGGCAAATGTTATCGCCTTCATTTCCTGGTGATGGCCGGAGCAGCGGCATTTATAGTCCATCGTGACGAAGATGCCCGGCCGATTTTCCGGCGGAGGGACAGGGTAGGTCCCGTTCGTCTCGATATTCACGGAGTGGCCCGCCTTCGCCAGGGAATAGGCAAGGTCCCAGGTCCCGACCTGGGAGAGCGGTTCGCCCCCGGTAATCGTGACGTTGTGGTACTTTACCTTCTCCAGGATTTCCTTTTCGCCCATCTTCACGGCGTCGGGGTTATCCTTGCGGATGGAGTAGGCGGTATCGCAGTAGCGACAGTGGAGGTTGCAGCCGGAAAGCCTCACGAAGGTCGTGAGTTCACCGGCACGGAGTCCCTCCCCATCTATGGAGTCGAAGATTTCCAAAACTTCCAGCATCTATTTTTTCTCCCAGGGAAATACGACCCAGTTCGGGTCGTTGGTGATGAGGCCGGAGTAGTCCGGGCGGACCTCCGACCTATGGAATTTGTAGACGAGGACTGCGATTTTGTAGCCCAGGTCACTGTAATGTTTGAGGGTGATGCCCGAGTCCGCGATATCATCCAGGACAAGGCATCCGGGCGAGGCTGCCGCAAGGAGCGGGATGTCCAGGCGATGCGAGAGCATCACGGCGGGAACGAGGCCCCCACGGGGGAGGCCGTAGACGCCGGTGAAGTGGGAGCCGGACGGGAGCCTGGCCACCACCTCATCCAGCATATGTTCCACATCATCCCAGGACAGGTATGTCTTCTGCGTCATCTAGTCGTCCTCGATATTTTCCGGGCGAAGGTCGTCCAGGTCGAAAAATCCCCCGGAGGCCTCCGGTTTCTTTTTACGACAAATAAACAAAATTTCCTTCGACTTCTTGGGATAGGGTATACCCATCAACACGGTCATCAAGGACGTGGGGAGGTATTTTCCCATAGTCTTGTAGAACTTCTGCAAATCCTGGGGGAGTTCCTCCACCATCGCCTTCATATCGGCGGCGGACATCACGAGACCCACCTCGTGCTCGATGTGGAACCCGATGCGCTCTAGTTCCTGCTTCAGCTCATCGTACCCCCACTCATAGACGTGGGCGGCGTACTGCACATCGAAACCATTGCCGGGGGTATTGGGGCAGGACAGGAACATCACGCCGGAGTCCTTCATCACCTTGAAACATTCCTCCAGGGACTTCGCCCCGAACTCCTTGTGCATATGTTCCAGGGCGGAGGTATAGACCACGAGGTCCTGGGAGTCTTCGGGCACGACTTCCGACATCGTGGCGACATCGTGGAGCAGCCACTCCGTCTTGAAGGGGTAGTACTTCTCCAGCTCCTCCGGGGCGAGTTTCTTGCCCCTGGCGGCGCGGGAGGCCCCACCCTTCGCCTCGTTGATGTTCTTCTCGCAGATGTCCACCCCGGTGTATTTCTCGATATCGCCGGCATAGTAGCGGAGGAGCGGGAGGAGCAGGGAGCGACCACAACAGACATCCAGGACGGAGGCGCCCTTCTTTGCCATCCGGGCGACGGCATAATGCTGTATATAGTTCATCCAGTCCAGGTTAGAAAAAAAGCCATCCGCAAACTGTGCATAGAAGTTCCGCATTTGATAGGTGGTACACTTGATGTCGCGCGGGTCCTGGCCGTCCTCACGCTTGTATACGATTTTCTTTTCGCCTTCCATCTTTAGGCCTCCCAAATAGCAATGTTGCCTTCGGACTCCTGGACGGATACCCTCACGCAGGTAGGCCCGAGTCTGTCCGCAATCCACTTCGCCATATTCTCGGCAGTGGGGTTCAGCGGGGCCACGACATCGTTGATGCATTTGTGGTCGAGGGCCTTGTGGACCTCGCGCTTGATGTGGGAAAAATCCATCACCATACCGTCGGCGTTGAGTTCCTGGGACTGCAGGGTCACTTCGACAATCCAGTTGTGGCCGTGAAGGTTTTGGCATTTGGACTCATAGGACAGGGCGAGGCGATGGGCCCCGGCAATTTCCATCCTTTTCTTGACTGTGTACATAATTTACCTCGTTTTTAGAGTTGACAAAATCATTATAGGGACACCAACGGTATCCCCTTCACCTGGGGACCCACCTTGCCCTCCAGGTCGTTGAGTATTTCCAGGGCCCCGATATACATTGCGGTATATCCCTTGACCCTGTTCTCCGACTCCCCTACGTTGTAGCGGGAGAGTTCCCGGCATCCCTTCACCGCCTCCCCCACCCTGGCCTCGAACTCCGGGGTAGGTGCCATCCCATCCCGGTACCCGAACTTACGATGCGCATTCCAGGAGGTAGAGTCTGCCGTCGTGACATCCTCCCTCAAGGAGTCCAGGATACCCAGGTCGGTACAACCCAAAAGATGGATGTCTATGCCCGGTTTCCTGGACTTGGCGTAATAGACGAGGTCCCGGATTTGCCCGGCGGCAGCGGTCCGGTCCAGCCTCCGCATTTCCACGCAGGGGATGCCCAGGTAGTCCGTGAAGTCGATTATGCGGTCCAGGCCTTCCACCCCATCCTCCGGGTGCACGACATTTATCTGCCGGACCCCTGGGAGGGCTTCCCGGAACTTCCGCCGGAGTTCCCAGGTGGCCTCCGCCCCGATAATCTTCTGCGCATCCGCCTCGACACATACGGGCTTCTCCCTCATCCCCCGGATGAAGGACACGAGGCGATAGAAATAGTTGTCGATTTCCCGACGTCCCAGCTTCCCGGACTTCGAGCCGAACAGGAGGGTGAAGAGCCCGGAGTCCATTATCGTGACGTTCGAGCCGGACATAATCCTCGATACCCTGGCGTAATCATCCGCCACCACGGAATTTTTCTGCAAATAATTCCAGGCCGTGAACAGGAAATTACGGGCGCCGGCCACATAGGCGACGTCCCGGTCGTTGATATTCTCGGCCCCGGCAAAACATACCTGGATACTCATTTCACCCCCAGCTCCGGCTCTCCCGAAGTCTGCGGACCGGCAAACTCGGAGTACTCCCGGAGGAATTTGCGGGCGGCGATGTATGTCGTGGCATAATACTCCGCCCTGGTCTTGTTTTTCGTGAGGTTATAGCCACAGTCGAGGCTCAACCGTCCCATCTGTGCGGCTATCGAGTCGAGGGCTTCCTGGCGCGGTCTCTGTTCGCCTCCCCAGCCGTAGCGGTTGATGGATAGCCAGGAGGTGGAGTCTGCCGTCGTGACATCCTGGGCCAACTCCTTGAGGAGCGGTTCCTCGGTACAGGCCAGCATATGGATTTTTATACCCGGCTTCCTGGACTTGATATAACGGACCAGGGAAATGAGCCTGGGGAGATAATCCCCAGGGTAGACGATGCGGGTCTCCTGGCAGGATACCGCCACGTAGTCGGAGAACTCTATCATCCGGTCAACGGATTTCACCCCGTCCTCCTGGTGGATGACATTTACCTGCTCAATACCCGGCAAATCCTCCCGGAACCTCTCACGGAGGGTCCAGGTCTCGTCTACACCGATAATCTTCTGTGCATCGACCTCAACGCACGAGGGCTTGAAGGGGAGGGAGCGGATATACTCCACCAGGGCATCGTACCAGCGGAAAATCCCGGACTTCCCCGTGGAACCCTTGCCGGCCCCGAACAGGAGGGTGAAGAGCCCGGAGTCCATAATCACCCGGCCCTCCGTCTCCCCCAGGACCCTGTGCGGAGGGAGGGGGTGCCCACAGCGTCCCTTCGGGCCTACCTGGAAAAAGGGGACATGCAGCCGGTCCGCCACGTAGGGATACGCGGTGAACAGGAAATTACGGACTCCTGCCGCATAGGCAATCCTGGACCACTGCGGGACCTCCGCCCCGGCGAAACATACCTGGACACTCACTTGATGCCTCCGGGCATCGAGAAAAAACCCCCGGTCTCGACAGGAGCGGCGGATGCCTTCTGTGCCGACTCGAAAAAGCCCGAAATATCCCTGTAGTCCCCGAAACCGAAGACGGAGGGGTCGGGGGATACCTCCAGGACCTTCTTGTAGTCGATTTCCTGGAACTTGCCCACACAGACAAGACCGAGTCCGACCTTGACAGGCTCCTGGGAGAGTGCCACGACCTCGAGTTCGATGGTGGACGCCTCCAGGTTCCGCTCCATCGCACGGCGGCGATAGGCAAGTACGGTATCCCATCCGAAGACCACGCGGAGTTCCCGGTCACAGACGATTAAAGGGGATTGTTCCCCGGCCTTCGCCGACTGGGCGGTCCCTGCAAACGGGACATCGGGATGGGGGACGAGTTCTGCTAGATTAGCCTTGATTATTTCCATTTGTTTACCTCGATGATTTATACGTTCGTGCCCGGTTTTGGGAATTTATCCACCCAGGCGGGGTTCACGATGCCCTGGGGTCCCAACTCGCCCACGTCCTGCATTTCCGCCCAGGTACCACCCACGGCGGACATTTCGCCCTCGATGACGAGGGGCACGCAAATCCAGGGGAAAAGTCGGGAGACCCTCTCCACCCCGTTCTTGTAGACGATGGAGGCGAGGGCGTTTTCCTCCCCCTCCCTCACAAGCCCGATGATGGCGTCGTGTATCTGCCCGATGGCCCGCGACTGCATCCCGGAGGACCGGGCGGCCTCGTTTATGTCCCGGACATCATAGATGAGGGCGCGGAGCAGGATGTGGAACGCGGAGCCCTGGATACAACGGTTAGCGCATTCGGTAAAACCCATCGGTCCACGGCATCTAAAGCCCGTGTAGCCCTGGACATACCCCATATCCTGGTACCTTCTCCACTCCTTGTCCCTCCATTTGTTGTAGACCTTAAATCTTTTGTTCCAAAAGATGTCGTCTGCCTTGCGGACGTGGGCCTCCCACTGGTCGTAGTTCTTTATCCCGCAGTCCTTGATGAGGTGCTCCTTTGTATAGGCCGGCATATCCCCCCACATCTTCAATGCGCAGGAGCGATAGCTGGCCCCATAGAAGGACGAGAACACATAGCCGGATTTGATGGAGGAACGCTCCTCCTTTGTCAGTTCCTGGGGGCTACGCATATACATATCACAGGCGGTGTCGCGGTGCATATCGGACTCCGGGTTCTGTAGGTAATGTATCATCTGCGGGTCGTGATGATAGGACGCGGAGACCATCACCTCCAGGGATTTGTAGTCCATTTCCATAAACCGGAAGCCCGGAGGAGCCACAAAGAGGGAGCGCAACAACTTTTTCATTTCCTTGTCACGCTTCGGGATGTTTTGGAAGTTCGGGGAGTCGGCGGATGAGCGGTAGGTCTTCGGACCTCCGGCGCCATCACTCCCGGCCCCGCTGGCAAGATTGAAAAACGGACGGATGAGGTGGCACTGCTTCGGCTCATCCCAGGCGGCCTCCCTGGAGTAGGATGCGAGGAAAGTGTCCCGCATCTTCGACCAGTGCCGCATCGCCAGGACATCCTTGCAGAGCGAGGTACCGAGTTTGGACAGGGAGTCTTCCGTCACATCCCGCTTGCCGCTGGGAGGCTTGAGTCCGCATATGTCGTAGAGCACCTCACCGAGCTGCTTATTTGACGCCGGGTTGAAGGCATCCCCAGGATGGGCACGGCTCCAGGCCTTCACCTCCGTCGAACCCATAATGCGGGCGAGGGCTTCCTCATAGTTCCCGGTCATCTTGTCCCGGAGAGCATCCACCTTCGACATATCTATGGGGAGCCCCTCCGACTGGACGCGGGCAAGGGTATCCACCCCCTCCATAAAGAAACGGAACGGGGCCTCCAGGCCCTCGATTTGCGGGACCTGCCTGTCTCGTATTGCCAGGGTGTAGAGCGAGTCCTGGGCGCAGTAATAGACGACCTCACCCCAGGGGACGCCGACAGGGGACGCCAGCAGATTGAAGGCGTTACAACTATCCCGGTCCTCCCCTTCCATAATCCCGGAAATAAATTTGTCGGCCTTGGTGTCATATCCTATCACCCCCAGCTCGCAGTAGGTGTGGAGTTTGAGCCCGACCTTTTGGTTGTTGTCGATGACGTGGGCGGCCACACAGGTATCCCAGGACCAATTGCTGGGCCAGTCCGTCCTCCCATTTCCAGGACCGGCGCGGAACCTGGACCAGCAGGCCTCGAAGCTGGCGTTGTGGGCGACAAGACCCACGGATTTGTTGTGGATGAGGTCGTCCCAGGCCTTCGTGAGTTCGGGGCAGTCCCCATCCCAACGGAACCCGACCGCGTGATACTTCCCTCCCTCTCTCCAGGCAAGGGATGCGGCGACAATCCTGTGACCTTCACGATGCGGCTTGATGCCTGTCGTCTCGTAGTCGATGGCAACGTCCAGGACCCCATCCGGGGACTTGTCGAGAGAGCCGACTGCGGCAAGGTAGAGGACATCCTTTACCCAGGACGCCGCGGTCTTCGGGTCCTCCGTGGTCTTGATGTCGTCCGGGAGTTCCGGGAGGGGCTCATCCTTGAGGGCCCAGGCGGAACGCACCTGCTCGGCAAAATACATCTTCGGGCATCCGTCCTCCTTTTGCCAGGCCACATACTCCGGTCCATAGGTCGGGCAAATCCAGCAATTATACTTCCGGTCCGGGATATGCTTGCCGGCAAGGTCCGTGGGCTGGGTATTCTTGATACGCCCGGCCATCCGGTCCCAAATAAGTGCCTGTATGGGGCCTATGCCCATAGCGATAATTACGCGGGGCTTGAGTTCCTGGATAAGTCTGTCCAGGCGTTCCCGGCAGCAGAGGGGAGAGGGGCTCGTCCCTTTTGTGCAGGGGCAGGGCAATACATATCCCAGCCAGGCGGCGTCCAGGATTTTCTCCGGGACACCACGACGACCGGCCAGGTCGAAAAGGATGTCGTAGAACTTGTGGGTGAAGATGTTGTCGAGGGTGTTGTCCTCCCCATCCCTGGGGTAATCCGCCAGGATGAGGACCCCGTCCCTGCCTTTTCCGACAAAACCGAAATCCCTGCCGGACCTGTCCAGCCCGCACTCCTCGCATCCCGTGGGGATGGACGCCTTGCGGCGTTTCTGTGGCTCCTCGACCTTCAACTCATCGGGTAGACTAAAAAATCCCATCTAAAAGACTCCAAAAAAGAAAAGGGGATGCCCGATAAATACAAGGATTTCCGGGCATCCCAGGGGACACAACAAATTACTTCTTGTTCGAGCTGACCATCTGTGTGTAGTTGTCGCTCTTGAAGATGAGGGAGGGAGGCTGGTTGTTGATGGAGACGAGGGAGAAGTCCACCGTCTTGTTCGCCGCCTCGGTGAGGAAAGCCACATCCACCCAAACCTGGGTATTTTCCGGGTCCGCACTCGGCGGGACATCCCAGGGGATGGTCTCGGTGGCCTCACCTCCCTGCTTCTCGGCGTGGAGTTCGAGTTCGTCCTTGTGGAAAATCATTTCCACGAGGGAGCTGTTGTCCTCGGTACCGGAAGCCAGGACGGCCACACGGTTCACCGCATCCTTGATATCCTGGGGGAGCCTGCCCGACATCTTCACCTCGGCGGAGGGGATGGCATTGACGAAGTTCTTGCAGGTGGTGAAGGGATAGCCGGCGTGGTCCTTGCGCTGGGCGGAGAACACGGTACCGTCCTCATACTTGAAGTGGAGCCAGGGGCCGGTCACGGAGTATTCCAGGGGCTCCCCACACTTGAAGGCATCCGATAGGGTGCCATCATCCACCCAAAACGTCGACATCGGGGAGGGCAGTTTCGTGAGGCAAATACGCTTCATATCCGTGGCGATGACGGCCGAGCCATCCTCGTAGTCGGTGACGGCGACGCCCTTGAGTTTCGTGGTATTGCCCGAAATAGACGTGATGCGGATACCATCGACAAAGCCCTCCGGGACCTTGTTGAACTGGACGGCCTCGACGTTGATTGCCGCCACATAGGTCTTGATTTTGGAGGGGTCGAGCAGGGACATAGATGCCTTGGTACGGCCACCCGTGACCTTGAGCTTACCGCCCGCGAGTTCGATGGAGAGCAACAGGTCGTTCATCCTATCGACAAGACGGAAAAAGTCCAGGCCCTTCACGGCGAACTCCTGGCCCTGGGTATCGCAGGGAGCCGACACGGCGACCATCCCGTTGTAGGAGTGGACAAATTTGCCGGAGAAAAGGAGCTGGTCCGCACCTTCGATGGTGGACTTGCCCTTCTCTACGCCGGGAATTACCTTTTTAATTGCGGCAAGGAGTGCCTCTTTTTCTAATGTTACCATTTTTTATTCCTCATTTTTTAGGGTTCAAAATCCGATATACGGGGGCTCCCGGTCATCTGCGGGACCTCCCCCTCGAGTTCCTGGAGGGGCGTTCCTGGGACTCCTCCCCATCCCTGTACTCCACCTCCCCGGACATATCCACCCTGGAGAGCAGCTGGCACTCCAGGAACGGGCGACCGATGGCCAGGCAGTAGGTGCATACCACCTGGTCGTGGATGACCGCCCCGTCACGGGTGGTGTTGCAGGAAATGCGGTAGATGCCCCGCGCCTGCTCCTGCTCGGTCTGGTTTATCGTAATCATCTTTGTGACGTGGGCCAGTTTTCGGATGTCCTCGGCCACGTTCTTTTCCTTCGCGTCCTTCTCCCCTCCCACAGTCTCACGACCGGTCTGTGATGCCGTCACGACCACACATTTCCTGGAGGATGCCAGGCCCCGCAGGGACTTCCAGCAATGGTTCAATTTATCACGTTCGGAGTCCCCGGAACCTAGGTCCATAATGTCCGCATAATCCACGACTATGACATCGGGGCAGAAGTTCTCGTAGACCTCCAGGTCCTTGAGTTCCTGCTCCAACCCCCGGACGGACAGGGAGCCCGTGGGAAAGTTTCGGAGTTCCAGGCGTCCACCGTGGGATACCCTGCGAAGTTTCTCCTGGACGGCCTGGATGGACTCCGGGGAGGCATCCACCCTTTTCGTCTTCGCCTTGCCGTCGGAAATGCGGAAGCCGTCGCCCTGGGACTCGAAGATGGGCCAGGGGGCTTCCTCCCCATACCTGGAGGTACCCGTGAGCATCTGCCAAAATCTGCGGGTCGTCTGCCGTTTGCTCATTTCCAGGGATACAAAAAGGACCTTGTGCCCCTGGAGTGTCGCCTGGACCGCGGTCGCCATCAACCACCAGGTCTTGCCCCTTTTCGGTGGAGCGATGAAGGCGGCGAAATCTTCCTCGATGAACGGACCGATGACCCTGCCCAGCTCCCCGGGTAACTTGAAGATTTCCTCCCCGTCCCCCTCGAAGGCCCCGGCAATTTCCCCACTGTCCCGCAGGATGGAGACGGACTCCTTTACCCTCACGCCCGGCTTCGTGAACTCGGCCACGGCGTGGAAAGCCCCGGAGGTATCCCCGGCTCGGAGGGCGGAGGTGAGTCTGTCGTTGAGGATGGAGAGGGAACGGCCCTGGAAATATCCCACTGCCATTTCCTCGGCCAGGGAGTCGTTTGTCGGGAGCCACTCATCGGAGCAGGTCTCCAGGTAGGCAAATACGAGTTCGGCATCTGCGTCCCTCAACTCCCTGGCCCGCTGCCGGTATATGTCGGAAATTGCCTTGCCTGGGGCCTCCCCGGTCCGGTCGTAGAAATCCCACACCCAGGTCGCTACGGCCCTGGACATAGTGGACTCGAACATAGAAGGGTCCCCGACGTGCCGACATCTTGCGAGCAGGCGGGTGGACATAATCAAGTTTGAAAGCACCCGGCGTTCCGGGGACAGGTCTATTTTCTCACGTTGAAGCATCGGCTAGTCCACAAAATGCATAAGATATTTCCCAGCGGCCCCGGATGTGGAGCCCGCTATAATCAAGAAACACCCACGGGCGTAGTCGGCCTCGACCGCCCCGACATAGATACCCCAGGCTACGAGTCCCAGGCCCAGGAAAAGCAGGGCAAGGAGGAAAAGGGTAAATGCGAGTTTGAAAAGTGCTTTAAGTAAAGGCATATATACCTCCGGTTAAATTGTTCCTTTTTCCTGGGAGTCCTCCAGGGCCCAGTCGGCCAGGGGCTCCTTGTTCTCATCGAAAACGCAGTCCTTGCCGTGGACCGGGCATTGCAGGCAGTCGTCCCTCAACAGGATACAGACCGCTGCCGCCCTCCGCTGCCTGGAGGCCGCGTTAAAGATTTTCTCTAGGTTCGTCATACTCTCCCCATTATACTGCGGGTCCCGGGTCTTCATCGGCTCCCCCTCATCACCACGCCCCGGCGTTCCAGGAGTTCGGAGAGCAGGTCCACATCCGCAGCCTCCTTGCCATCCAGGACCCCGTCCAGCATCTTCGCCCGGTCATCCAGGACCTCGACCGCATCCATATCCACGGTGTCCGGGGCGACCAGGTAGTAGGAGGTCACGGAGTTATGTTGCCCGGAGCGGTGGAGTCTATCCTCCGCCTGTCTGTGGAAGTTCGGAGTGTGGGAGAACTCGGCAAACGCGACATCGCTGCATACGTCCTGGAAGCCATCTATACCTACGCCCCCGGACTGGATGTTCGCCACCATCACTTTACAGTCGGCATCCTCGATGAAACGGCGACGGGCATCCTCCCGCTCCGCCTGGGACATCCCGCCGTAAATCTTTGCGGGGTTGTGGTCCTTGAGGGTCGAGAACAGGAGGTCCACGACATCCCGATGCCAGGCGAACAGCAACAACTTCCTCCCGGACTCCAGGAAGTCCGAAACCCATTGCAGGAGGCTCTTTTCCTTGAGGGCATATGCGGTCCTCAAGAGTCCGGCGACCCTCTCCCGCATTTCCTTTTCGGAGGTCCCGTCCTGGGCGAAGGCGACCGCCTCCGCCGCCTTGTATTCCTGGAACGCGTGGGCATCCACCTCCAGGGGCACGACCTCCATCACCTTACGCGGCAAATCCTTGAGCACCTCCGCCTTCGTCCGGCGGAGCATACACTTCACGAGCAGGGCGTGGAGTTCCTTTACATTCGTGGCCCCGTTGAAGGTCACGGAGAAACCGTTGTGTTTCGGGGCACAGTAGCGATAGAGGAACGAACGCTGGGACTTGAAGATATCCGGCTCCAGGATGTTGAGGAGCGGCCAAAATTGGGCAGGCTTCGACATCGCCGGGGTCCCGGACATCCCTATCACATCGGGGATTTTATGGGCGAGCCGCATAAAGGCCCTGGAGCGCCTGGAGTCGGGGTTCCCGATTGCCTGGACCTCGTCGCCTATCAACAACTTAAAATCCATCTTTGCCAGGTCGTGCTCCCAGTCGCTCAAGATGTCCCAGTTGATGATGTAGGAGCATCCAGGCTCCAGGAAGTAGGGGGTCCTGCCCGACAGGACGGCCACCTTCGGATGATATCCCGGCACGGAGCCGACCCAGCGATAATACGCGGACATCCACTGCAACTTGGTCGGGGCGTTCACGACAATGAGGGCAGGGGTCCTTTTCGCATAGACCATCCAGGCGAGGGACTGGACCGTCTTGCCCGTCCCCATATCATCCCCCAGGGCGACCCGTCCGTGACGTATCTGTGCGAACTTGAGGAAATCCACCTGGTAGGGCCGCAACCCGGGTATCATCGGTGCGGAGGGGTCCAGCTCCATAGCGGCAATGCGCTTCCGCTGCTCCTCCACCGGGTCCACCTCCGGGACCTTCTCCTTTGCCTGCTCCTGGGGTCTTTTCGGCTCGGGAAATCCTGCCCCGGCCAACCACAGGAGCATCGAGGGCGTCGCCGGTACCTCCCATCTTTTCGTGGCCGCGTTATACCTGCGGTCGGGGAGCCCACGGACCGCTCCCAGGACCTTCTGCCAGGCATCGGAGTCCCTGGTCGTCCAGGAAATCGTGAGTTTGCTGCCTCCGGGCAGATACTCGGAGGAATACCGGACGCCCTGGATGGGGGCGAAGGGTACATACTTCTTGTTATCGTCCTTTTTGAAAAATCCAGCTGGTAGGGGTTTCACCTGCAACCTCCCGGTATCTTGATACCGTGCTGCGTATCCATCCACGTGACAAATGAGACCCAGGGGTCGGTCCCCGGTCGCAACCAGGTAAAGGGATGGTAGGTGCTCCTAATTCCCTGCGCCCAGTTCCCGACAAGATGGATGAACCCGGCGGCATCCGATAGTCTCACCTTGTTGCCCAGGGAAGCTCCCACGAGGGCCTCCCGGTTCCTATTGTACCACTCCACGAGTTCCCGGACATTACCCCACAAGAGACGGAGACCGGAACCTGTCATCACCCGCTGGGTATCCCTGTCTATGAAACGCCCCACCTCGGCAATGACTTGCCTGTCCAGGGCATCCCGCTGGGCCTCCCATCCGAAGGCAAGACCCCAGGTCTCGCAGAAGGGTGAGGTGCAGGAGCCGTCCCTGGAACCCGACACGATGAAATCCAGGAGGGAGCGTCTACCCCTCGGCCACCAATAGCCCAGGCCCTTGTCGAAGCGCTCGGTAATCCAGCCCAGGGTATCGTCCAGGGCATCGAGTACCGCATCCACCCCGGCAAATCCGAGTCGCAGGGGGTCGCAACCCCTCCGGGTCATCCTGGACAACCAGGCCTGGGTCCAGGGATGGGAGGAACCGAACGTCCCGTCCGCGAGCCTCCCGACTTCCTGGAGTGTCCTGTTCCAAATCCCGGAGCCGGGTTTCGTCCTGGATAGGAGGTCGAGGTGTTCCCCGATTATCCCCCGGAGTCTCGCCGTCTGTGCCTCATCCAGGGTGTCGGAGAAGTCCGTGGACAGCTCCACCCCGGCAAAACCCATATTTTCCGGGGTCCTGGGAGCCCGGATGGAGGACGCCCGCACCTTTGTCGTGGTCTCGATGGCTTCACGCTCCTGGCTCAAGGGAAACAGGGTATTTAGCCCGTCTCCCGTAGCCTCCCGGACCTCAAGGGTCGAGGGGCCGGTGATGGCGAGGGAGAGGCCGGGGAAATCATCCAGGACCCCACGGATACGCTCCACACATTCCTGGGGTATCATCCTATACCTTCCAGTTTGGTACCGTTGAACTCGACGTCCTTGACCGTAAAGCCACCTTTTGATTTTAGCAGCTTGTCTGCGGTCTCTACCAATTTTTCAAGCCCGGCTATCTTCACCAACAATTTGTCCGTCTCCGCCTTCTGCTCATCCTTGATGAGGTTTGCGGTCTGCAGGCGACTGCAGGCCTCCCTGTAGTCGGCCTCCTTCTCGGCGAGGACCTTGTCCACGTCATCCTTGAGGTAGACCCGTTGGTCCATACACCCCAGCTCGAAGATGTGGGCGCTATAGGTTTTCAGTTCGTTTGCCATCGTCTTACTCCTTGTGTGAAATCTTCCAGTTTTCGAGAAGTCGTCTGTCCTCATCCTCCCCGTAGGGGCAGGCGGCCCGGAAAATCCGGGACCATCTGCTGGCCGGGACATCCTCCGCCTCCAGGAACCGGGCATCCAGCTCCACGCGGCCCTGTCCCTGGAACATAGGGTCGAACCAGGACGGACCGGGCTTCCACCCCCTCGCCTGCATTTCCCGCAGGACCTTCGAGTGGTACCAGGTTATCGCTCCCCAGGGGAGGGAGTAGTACCAGGACCCGGCGGAGCGGGGGGATTTCCAGCTGCAGGAACGGAGCCTGCAACAATCCCGATGGAGGGAGCAGAGGAGTCTGCCGGGGAGTTCCCCCAGGGACTCGGGTAGCCAAAGATGCATCGTGGTTTCTCCAATAAAAATCGTCCGGGGAATAATTTACGGGGATACCCGGTACTGTCCGGGGCATAAAATTTCCTCTCCACCCCTTGACAAGTACCGGGGGTGTTCCTATATTCCCCAGGAACTCCCACGTGAAGGTAACATCGTGGGGGAGCATCCGGTCCGGTAGATTGTAGCCCGGCAGGACGATGCGAGGCGGGGGAGAAATCCCGCCGAACCGGGACCGAAGAGTCCGGCGATGACGCCCGGTAGAGTCCCGCGTGGGGAGTGGAAATCCCCGCGTACCTATAGTTGGGTCCTTTAGCTAGCAACGAGGTGGGCCTATCTTCAAACAGAGTATGTCGCCGCAAAGTCCCGGATTTTCCGGGATGTTCAGCATAGTAGATAGTTTTCAAGGGGGCAGACCCGATGCCGCGTGTGATGAGGCACGTCAGTCGGGAGCAGCAGGGACCTTTCCCCGGGTCAAGTCCTATGACCAGGCGGATAACACGGCATACGCATCCCGCCACAATCCTAGATTGCAGTGTGATGTGAGCAGTCCCCCCGACAGAGTGACCTGGGGGGTCGGGAGTAATCCCGGTAGCATCACCCCGGGTATTTTCCCGGGTTGGACGACAGAGCGAACTCCGACGTTGAGTAAGTCTTTTCCGGGCCAAACATGCCTCCATCCCTGGGGGCAGTTTGGCTCTTGAGCCCCACCTCGGTTGATGAATAGCCATATAGCTTGTAGGGGGTTTGGGGGATGGATGGGTAAAAAAGGCAGGGTATGCCCGCCCGACCACTTTTTGCGCTTCCGGGCGCCAGGATGGAGGAATTTATGCCGTTTTTCTCGATAGATGGACACCTGGGTCTCGTGCTCCCGACAGAGCCTGCCCCCAGGGCGCCCTCCCCACCTGTGAAGGAGCCCCCACCCGGGGACTTCTCCACCCCTCGTGAGTGGTGGGAGGCCCAGGCGGATTTCTATGGTCGCCCAGTCCCTCCATTTCCCGGCCTTTGAGGGGCTTTTCCTCACCCTCCCCTACCATCCCCACCCTTAAAGGAAAAAGGCGGCCCGGAGCCACCCTTCTCACCACTTCCTCGATATTTCCCAGCGATGCCCACCTCTCCGGGGCTCCTCCCTGTTCCTGGATGCCTCCGCCGCCTTGATGGCCAGGTCCAGGTCCTCCAGGGCATCCTTTATCCCGTAGTCACGCCGGAGGGCGTTGCGGCACAGGGCCGCCACCCTGCTCACCTCTCCCTCCCCTCGAGTTCGCGGATTTCCAGGCGGGCGCGGTAGGCTTCGCGGGCCTCGATATTCTTGCGGGCGTTCTCCAGCTCCTTCTCCGTGGCCTTCGCCCCATAGAAGGAAAGCCCGCGGGTGAAACCCAGGAACTTCAGCTCCCTGCCTTTCTCCTGGCCGAGCTGCTCATCGTGCCAGTCCAGGAGTTCGCGGGCCTCGATGACCTTACGGGCGCAGACCTTGTACATCCCGGAGTCCAGGATTTCCTCCGCCGTCTCCCTGGGATAACGGGAGGCGACCATCTTGTCGCGGGCCTTGATTGCGAGTTCCAGGGAGCCGCAGCAGCTCCCTCCCACATAGTGGGTATAGTTGTGGGTCTTGCTGGTGCGGACCTTCTCGTCGGTCCCCTTGAAGTAGAAAGTCGTAGATTTCATTGTGGTATCCTCTTTTTGATGTGGGGGGACATCCCCCTGTTCTTGCTGTATAATATAGATTTGTCCCGGACGGAAAAAACTTATTTATTTCTTATCTTTTTCTTATATTTGCTATTTTTGGTACGAATATAACCAAAATGTTTCAATTTTTGGCTTTTTGGCAGGTAGGGGTCCCTGGAACCCGGGTAGGTGGGACCGATAAAACCGCCGGAAATCGAGAACAGGGGTATCCCGGACTGCCCGAAATTTAGTTATATTATGGGTATGTCTACTATCAAGGAAAAGCCCGGCAAATCCAGGACCACGGTCAAAAAGGCGAAGGTCCTGCCGAAGGTCCGGGTCCTCAAGAAGTACGCCCTCCCCGATGGGACGAGGCCGGAGGATTTTTTCCCCGGATGGCAGGAGGCCGGGGCTTCCCTGCCGGAGGTGTATTTTGCCGTGGAGTATCTGTCCAACGGCTTCGACGCCGGCAAGGCCTACCTGGAGGTATTCCCCAAAGAGTCCCCCAGGCGGGCGGCCGTCTGCGGACAGGGATACCTTCGGAGACCCACCGTGCAGAAAATCCTTGCCGAGTACACCACGGCCTGGCTCCGGGGTCGGGTATCGTTCCTGGAAAAGGAAATCCTGGACACCACGATGGCCCGCGCCCTCTACGACCCGGCGATGTTCCTCAACCCGGACGGGACCGCCGCCTTCAACTCCTGGGATGATATCCCGGAGTGCTACCGCAGATGTATCGAGGGCATAGACGTCAAGTTTTGGGGCAAGGATGCGGACCGGCAGAGTATCACCTTCAACCTGGCCAACCGTTCGGAGGCCCTGGCGCAGCTCACGAAGTTGCTTGCCTGCATAAAGCAGGGGATGGAAGGGGACGCCACCAGGGGTCCGGGTATTTCCCAGGATACCGAGTTGCTGCTCTCCACGATGTTCTCCCAGGGTCGCCGGGTCGATATGAGGAGCCCGGCAGAAATACGCCGCGATAATGCGGCAGGAGTCGTCCCCGGAGCCTCCCAGGAAATCCCCTCCACGGTAATAACGGGGGTGGGTTGATGGGCTTCTCCTGGACGCCGGAACTAGCCGCCAGGGTGAGGGACTACCCCCACCTCCTGGGGCATATGGTCGGCAAGACGAAACTCACCGCGATGCACTCCGACTGGTGCAAGATGCTGTGGGACGCCCCGTCCGGGAGACATCTGTCGCTTATGGCCCACCGTGGGGCCTACAAGACCACGGCGATTACCGAAGTCGGGATTATTTACCACCTCCTGTTCCATCCCTCCGACCGCATCGCCCTGGTCCGCGAGAACTGGACGGAGGCGGCAAAGACCCTGGAGACAATAAAACAGTATATGAAAAACGAGGCCATCCGGTCGCTCTTCGGATACCTCCACGGATTTGCCCCGGAGGAGTCCCGCTCCCCCTTCGGCTCCGTGACCTACAACTTCAAGCGCTCCATAACAAAGGAGGGCTCCGTGGATGCCTATGGTATAAACCAGGTCCCCACGGGCTCCCACTACGACCGCATCCTCTGCGACGACATCATCACGATAAAGGACAGGCTCTCCCGCGCCCACCGTGAAATGGTGAAGCAGGGGGTCCTCGAAATTATGACCAACATCATCGACCCGGGCAAGTCCGTCCTCTTTGTGGGGACCCCCTGGCATCACGACGACGCCTGGTCTATGCGGAACGATGACAAGGAACTAATCATCCCCGAACCCTGGAAGTTCCGGCCCCAGGACACCCACATCCTGTCCCCGGAGGAGCTGGCGCAGAAAAGGGCGACTACAACCGCTGCCCTCTATGCCATCAACTACGACCTGGATACCTCTGTCAAGGATGAGGGCCAGGTATTCGATGAGCCCCACTTCGGGGCCTGGGACTGGGGTATCCGGGCCACCAGGGTACACGCGCATATGGATGCCGCCTGGGATGGATTATGCACCAACGCCCTCACCATTATGGCGCAGCGGCCGGACGGGATGATACAGGCCTACGGCAAGGTATACCCCGGCACTTTCCAGGACTGCAAGATGGATGTCGCCAGGACCTGCCACGAACGCCGGGTCCGCAACTTTTGGATGGAAAAGAACCCGGACAAGGGGATGGCCGCCGGGGAACTATCCCGCATCCAGGGCTTCCCACTCGTCCACAAATACTCCGAGTCTATGAACAAGGACATCAAGATTGTGTCCTATTTGAAAAAGTACTGGGAGCGCATTATTTGGGACCCCAACACGGACCCGGAGTACCTGAACCAGGTAACGGACTACAGACCGGGGCAGGACCCCAGGGACGCCCCCGACTCGGGAGCCTCCCTGTTACGACAGGCTTTTTACCACGGAGGCGGAGTGTCCGCCCTTTACAAGGAGTAAGTGATGAAGATACCCCAAGTGTTCCGCCTCGATGGCTGGAAAAAATTACTCACGGGATACGGCACCCGCAAGGACAAGAGTTCCTCGGGTATGGACTCTGTCGCCCCGTTCACCCGGCTGGTGCCGGAGCAGCTCTTCGCCCTGTATACCGCAGACGGGGTGATACATAATGCGGTCGACCTCCCGGTAGAGGCTATGGTTCGCAACGGCTTCGAGGTCGAGGGGGACGACGGCGAACTTTACAAGGCTTTCCAGGAACTCCAGGGTCCGGCTATTTTCAAGAAGGCCCTGTCCGACACCCGACTCTACGGTGGCGCTGTCATCCTGTTGGATATCGAGGGGGCAGGCTCCTGGAGGGAGCCCTGGGACGGGAAACGGGGTAAAATCCGCTCCCTCCGGGAATACCCCAGGACCCGCGTCTTGCTGGGGATGATGGAGACCGTGAAAATCCCGGAGTCCATCTATTACGACGACTTCGAAATCTATGTCCTGTCCTCCGGCTCCGGCATCCCCTTCGAGGTCCACGAGTCCCGCCTCCTGGTGTTCCGCTCGGACATCAAGGTGGATGCCCTCCAGCCCGGGTTCCTCGATTACGAGAGGTACTGGGGGTTGTCCGAAGTCTACCGTGGCCTGGAGGATGCCCACCACTTCGGGATGTCGAAACAGGGCACCTCCCATCTTATGCAGGAGTGCTCCGTGGCCAAGTACAAACTCTCGAACCTTGAGAACCTCGTGGCGGAGAGCGACTGGCGGAGCCTCGATAATCGGATGGAGGCGATAGATATGCAGAAGTCCGTCGTAAACGGGGTGTTCCTGGGAGAGGGTGAGGACTATACCCGCGAGAATATCACATTTACCGGGGTCCCCGAAATTTGGGACCGGCAGATGATGGCGGTCTCCGGCTCCTATCGTATCCCAGTGACCCTCCTGTTCGGACGTTCCGCCGCCGGGATGAACGCCACGGGCGAAGGGGATGACGATAACTACAACGCCTACATAGCCGGGTTGCAGACCACCCAGCTCCTCCCTCCGCTCTATCGTCTTATGTCCTACCTCAACAATCTGCTCGGTGTCGTGAAGGGCAAGGGAGGGGAGCCGGCAAAGCTGACAATCAACTTCAACCCCCTGTCAAAGAGGGACCAGCTCAAGGACGCCCAGGTGCGCGAGACTATGAGCCGGACGGACCGCAACTATGTCGAGGCCGGTATCCTCTCGCCGGAGGACATCATCCGTAACCGCTTCCAGGGTGGGTTCGCCATAGATACCACCGTGGATGAAATAAGCCTCCCGGACCTCACCAAGGAGTAACCGATGGACCCGACAAGGAAATTTCCCCAGCTCCTTGCGATGTCCGGGGGTATGACCACCCCGAAACTCCGCAGACTCAAGGCCAGGAGGTGGAAGTACCCCCTGTCCATCGAGAGGGGGTACACCTCATCCCTAGCCCGCTACCTGGACAAGGTGTGGAAGGGCTACCGGGACATCGCGGTGGGGACTATGCCCAGGACCGATGCCCTGGAGGATTTGCTGGACGCGACCTCCGGGCCGGCACTCGGGGCCATCGTTAGCGTGGCAAAGAATATGTCCGACTTCAACCGCAAGGAGCTGGACGCTTTCAAGGAAATTGCCATCGGTTCCGCCTTCGAGGAGTCGGAGCCCTGGTTGCCCGGAGTGATAGACCGATGGTCCAGGGAGCAGGTCTCCCTCATCACGAAGGCCTCCAACGATATGCGGGACGCTGTCGCCCGGAGGGTCCGGGATGGGATAAAGAAGGGACTCACCACTTCGGATGTCACGGCCCTTGTGAACCTGGAAATGCCCGGCATTTCCCACAACCGGGCGAAGATTATCGCCAGGGACCAATGCTCGAAGCTGAACGCCTCCCTAACGGAGGGGAGGATGCAGGATGCCGGACTACAGACCTACATTTGGGATACCGCCCAGGACGAGCGGGTCCGTGGAAATCCGACCGGGAGGTACGCCAATGCCCTGCCTTCCCACTTCGCTATGCAGGGTCTCGTTTGCCGATGGGACGACCCCACGGTCTGCCGGGATAAACAGGGCAACTGGGTGCCCCGTCCTGCCGACGCCCCGCTAGTCCACCCGGGTATCGCCATCCTATGCCGCTGCGTGGCCCTCCCTAACTGGGAGGAGCTGGAAGGCGTCGCAGGTTCGGACCTCCCCATCCAGGAAGTCCCGGAGCCCAGCGTCCAGCCGGCCCCGGAGCCCCAGGACTCCCGGCAGGACTTCGAACTCTTGAGGGATGAAAAGACATTTGTGGCAGGGATGAAGGGTAGGTACCCTGGGGCAAAGTTCACAAAGGCGACCCTCTCCGATGTTTGGGAGAGGGTGGGCCGGATGGACCGGGACGTCCAGCTGGCATACGACGCGGTCCTCACGAAATGGGTCGCCAGCGTCTCCCGGGTAAAGAGGGGCTCCTATTCTCCAGGCCTCCATCACATACGGACCTCCGCCTCCGGCGACACCTTCGTACACGAGGCCGGCCACGCCATCGACAATATGCTGAACGCCACGAACAGGGGGAACTGGCGGTCCTTTACCAGGTTGGATGCCTTCGGGGGTAGGAACCTGGGGGAAATCGTCAAGGATGAACTCGTGACCCCGATACTCCAGGCGGCAGACGCCCAGCGTCCGAAGGTCGTGCTCGCCGCGTTAAAGAATATCCCGCGCTCCACCCTGGATGCCTGGAGGGAGATATTGTCCGACCAGTCCAGGGGTCAATACTATATGATTTGGGATATGGCCAGGAAAGCCGAGTCCGTGGAGGTGAAACGGTTGGTGTCACACTTCCAGCATCTAGGATTTTCCCAGGTCCAGCTAAAGGAGCTTGTGGATGGGGAGGTCGAGAAAGTGGCCGACTACATCACCCAGGAGCTGACAAAGTCGGGGAACGCCCGGACCCGGTACTTTTTCAACAAGCAGACCCAGGCCTACAAGGAACTCTACGACCTGGCCGGGACGGATGACTCCCACGCCGTACTCGATGCCCTGGGGGATATGTTCGAGGCGGCTACCCGGGTCCCGGACTCCTTCTCCCCGGCTGGTCACGGTGTCCGCTACTGGAGGGAGCCGGAGAACGCCAGCGTGGAAGCCTTCGCCGAAATCCTGGAAATGATGGGCAGCTCCAACCCTGGTGCCGCCCGTATATTGGATAGATACCTACCGCAGGCAAAGGCCTTTGTCCTGCACATCATAAAGGAGTGACAAGATGACCCAACAGGAGTTAATGGATAGCCAGGAACTGGAGGAGTATAGCCTTTTTTACGGCTGGGAACTCTGCTACAACCGTTTTATCGAGGCCGTGGTCTTTTCACGTGATGGGGAGGACTACAAGCTGAAGGATAGCGCCAAGCCTTCGGAGGTACTGGCGGCAGTCCGGGAAATCCCCCAGGGAGACCCCCTGCTCGACTTCCTGGAGAGGGTGGAGTACCCGGAGGATGAGGTCCTTTAGCGCTCCAGGACCCCGTTTATGCGGGGTTTTCCGGGCGATTTTTGCGCAAATCCGGGTGTTTATCCCGGATTTTTTAACTTTTCTTATCTTTTTCTTATATTTTTCTTACTTTTTTATTTATATTTTAGGGTATATGGCACAGGAACTTAAAATCACCACAGGGGAGACCCGCCACGACTGGTACGATGGTATTGACTTCGAGACCAACCCGGCGCAGCGTACAAAAGAGGGCTTTGTGATAGCCCGCGCCCCTGTCACCTCTATCGGCGTTTTCACCTATCGGAACGATGACGGTACCCCTCGCCGGGAGCTTCGCCTCCCGGAGGAAGTCTTCAACAGCGACTCCCTGGACTCCTTGAGGATGAAACCGCTTACCCTGCTCCATCCCGATGTAAAGATTGTGACCCCGGAAAATGTCGGGGAACTCCAGGTCGGCTCTGTCGGCTCGGATGTATCCACGGACTCCTACCGGGTATATGTATCCCTCTCCGCCACGAAACAGGACGCCATCGACGCGGTAGAGTCGGGGAGTGCTCGTGGCCTCTCTGCCGGCTATACCTGTGATATCGAGTGGACCTCCGGCGACTGGATGGGGATGCACTACGATTGTATCCAGCGGAACATCCGCTACAATCACGTGGCCCTGGTCCCCGCTGGCCGCGCAGGGGATGACGCCCGCATCCGTATGGACTCGGCAGGCATCCCGGAACTACCCAAAGACTTCAAACCCACAACAGACGAGGAAAAGATGTCGTTTAAGACCATCCACCTTGACGGGGCTGACTTCCAGGCGGAGCCCCAGGTAATTGCCGCGCTGGATAAGTCGCAAAAGCGTTGTGACGAACTTACCACCGAACTCGAGCAGACCCGCAAGGATAACGCGGACAAGGTTTCCTCCCTGGAGAGCAAGCTCTCCACCACCGAAGCCGAACGCGATACCTACAAGGAACGCCTCGATGCTATGGACCAGGAAATGCCGGGCAAGATTTCTGCGGCCGTGAAGGCCCGCCTCGACCTCGTTGGCAAGGCGCAGAAGGCCGGTGTCGAGGTCCGCGAAGATATGGCAGACGCCGACATCAAGCGCGCTGTCATCCTCAAGAAGTTCCCCTCCGCCCAGTTGGACGGCAAGGATGAGTCCTACCTCTCCGCCCGTTTCGACTGCGCTTGCGAAGCCATCGACCAGGACGCCGAAACGCAGAGCCGCCAGGATGCCGCAGAGCACCAGGATGCCCCGCATGTTGCGACCGCCCAGGAAAAACTCGAAGAGTCCCGCAAGAACTACAACGCCAGGATGGACTCTGCCTGGCAGGATAATCCCACCAATAAGGAGGCATAACTATGTCTGCATACGGAAATATGGATAAAGGCCTGCCGGGTCTTCTCGTTGGCCTTACCGAAACCCACCAAATTGACTCCCGTCTCGCAAAAGGCTCGGTCGAGTTCGGAGCCCCTGTCTTCGGCACGGGCGACGGCGAACAGGTAGCCGCATCCGGCTCCGCCCTCCTGGGCATCGCAGCTCGCACCGCAAAGGATACCCCGGACTATAAGGATGGGGACGCCGTGAATGTCTGCCGCACCGGCAAGATTTTCGGCGTGGCCGGCGAAGCTATTAGCGCCGACGCTGAAGTGTCTGTCAACGGCTCTACCGGCAAGGTCATCGCAAAGACCTCCGCAGCCGCCGGAGCCGCCCGCACCGTGACGATTACCGTTTCCGGTACTTCTGCTGCCGATAAGACCGTGACCGTGATGGTCGGGGACAAGGCGGTTCAGCTCACCACGAGCGATGATGTCAAGACCGCCGCGCAGGTCGCCTCTGCAATTAAGGTGGCTCTCGAAGGCCTGGACATCCCCTTCACTCCGACTGTCGCCTCTGCTGTCGTGACCCTCACGGCAAAGGACAAGGGCGTTGCCGCAAATGACATTGCAGTGACCGCAACCACGAACGACGGTACGCAGACTCTGACCGTCGCCAACGGTACTTCCGGCTCCGATGTTGTACTGAACCCTGGCTGGTTCGCTCGTTCCACCGCTGAAGCTGCAGATGACCTCGTCATCGTGGACCTCGGCTAATTTTCAAGGAGTAGAAAAATGAACCCGAACTCTAACGAAATCCGCCTGGATGCCGGCGAACAGGTCTTCTTTGACGAACAGCTCGCCCTCGTAAAATCCAGGACCTACGACGTCAAGCATAAGGCCCTCAAGGCATTGACCCTCCTGCCCGTCTCTGTCGAACAGGACGGCGGGGCCGACAAGATTATTTGGCGTTCCTACGACCAGGTGGGTATGGCCAAAATCATCGCCGACTACGCAAACGACTTCCCTCGCGCCGACATCGCGGGCGTCGAACACATCACGCCGGTCAAGGACCTGGGAGCCAGCTACGGCTACTCCATCAAGGAAATCCGCCGTGCACAGAAGGCCGGTGTATCCCTCGATACCAAGCGCGCAGAAGCTGCCCGCCGTTCCATCGACGAACTCCAGGATAAAATTGCCTGGTTCGGTTCCTCGAAGGCCGGTCTGCCTGGCTTCATCAACGCTGCCGGCATTTCCGAGTACGTGGCCGCTAACGGCGCAGGTGGCTCGAAGACCTGGGCAAGCAAGACCGCCGACGAAATCGTTGCGGACTTCGCCGGTATCATCACTGCCAGCGCGGACGCCACGAACGGCATCGAGACGCCGGACACCGTCATCCTCCCGTTGTCCCTGTACAACAAGTTGATGACGACCCCGTACGGCTCCAACCGTGACAAGACGATTATGGGCTTTATCCGGGAAAACTACCCGCAGATTACCCGCATCGACTGGGTCTCCGACCTCGCCGGCGCAGGCGTGGGCAGCACGAACCGTGTGATGGCCTATAGCCGCGACCCGCTGAAGGTGGAAGTCCAAATCCCGCAGCGCTTCGAACAGTTCCCGCCGCAGCAGACCGGTCTCGTCTACGACATCCTCTGCTCGCAGAGCACTGGCGGCACCATCGTCTACTATCCCGCTTCTGTCGTATTCTGTGACGGACTTTAAGGTTAACTCCTAAAAGGTCCCCCTCCGGCGGGGGTTATCGCCGGAACTGTTTTTATAGGGGCTTCGGGTCTCTGCCCGACCCGAAAGTCCCCTTTTTATTTTGGGCAGGAAACTCAAACTTTTAGGAGTTGAAATTATGCTGGTAAATTACAAAGAAGCCCGCGTCCTCACGGCCGAAGCCGGCCAGGGAAAACCTAAACTTGTCCTCGTGCCCGGCGTGAACGTCGTGGATGATGCCCAGTGGGAAGCCGCAAAGGGCTCCCTCTCCGGCCACATCACGCGTGGCGTGATTGTCCCCATCTACAAGGTGGAAAAGGAAAAGGTCAAGGACAAGGACGGCAAGGAAAAACAGGTCGATGTGGAGAAGCCCTGCTCCCCCGATGAAATCCCGGCCGATAAGCTGGACGCCGTCGTGAGTGAAATCAAGAGCGAAGCCCAGGCGGAAAAGTTCGAGAAGGCCTCCACCAAGGAAGTGACCCGGGTCAAGGCTATGAACCGCAAGGCTGCCATCGCAAAAGAAGTCGCCGAACAAGGCAAATAAAGGAGTCCCAGGATGTCCGAACCTCGCACCATAGACGAATACATCGCAGCCCTCGCCCCGGGTCTCTCCCAGGACGCCGCCTGTTCCGTGTTTGTCGAAATGGCGGAGGAGCGGACACAACGGGATTTCTACCGTGAAAAATACAACCAGGCGGTCGCCCTCCTGGCTGCGCATATTTGGTTCCTGCTGGGCTCCGGCTCGGCATCCCTCCCTGGAGGCGGCAATAGTTCGGGTGGCTCCACCGGGACTGTCAACTCCAAGCGTGAGGGGGACCTCTCCGTGGGCTTCGGCTCCGGCGCGGTCTCCGGGCTATCCGTAGGAGTAGGGGAGGCCGACCTGGCACAGACCCGCTGGGGACTGATGCTCCTGGCACTCCGCAAGGGTTGTCGCCCGTTTATCGGGGTATGCTCCGGGGGTCACCGTGTCGGATGTTAGTTTCAAGACAAAGGACCTGGGAAAATCCCGGATAAAGAGGAGCCTAAAGGGGCTACGGGACAATGTCGCCCTTGTAGGTATCCCTGGAGGAACTGCAGGCAATGGGATGACCCTTGCCGCTATTGCCCTCATCCAGGAAAAGGGCCACACGCAGCTCCGTATCCCTCCCCGTCCCTTTATGCGGGAGACCCGCGAAAAGGCCTCCAGGGGCCGGTTTCGCCGCTTGACGGAAAAAGTATACCAGTCCGTGGTAGAAAAGGCCCTGGGCGCGGTCCCTGGGCTCAAGATACTGGGCCAGGCTTACGAGGGCGAACTAAAAGATATTTTTACGAGCGGTAACTTCGCACCTAACTCCTCCATCACCGTGAGCGGAGGCTGGATGCGCAACCGCATCAGTGGTAAGCCGTTCAAGGTCGAGGGCAAGAAGAGTTCCCGTCCCCTCATCGACACGGGCAGGCTCCGCCAGTCCATCACATACAAGGTGGTGAAGATATGAGCACTCTGTTTCCGCATAACATCCGGTACATCCATCGCTCCGGCTCCTACGTGAGCGGTCGCTGGGTATTCCAGGAGCAGGAGGGTACCTTTGTGGGCTCCGTCCAGCCCGTGACGGGCAAGGACACAGAGTTCCTCCCGGAGAACCGGAGGGACACCGGCTTGATGAAGGTCTACTCCAACTCTCCCCTTGCCGTGAGCATCGAGGGTGGGGAGTCCCAGGGGGACATCGTGATTTGGGCCGGGAAACGCTGGGAAATCATCCAGGAGCTTGTCTTCGCTAACGGCTTGATAGACCACTACAAATACCTCGCCGCCTTTATCGGCCCGGATGAGCAGACCACAGGGGGTGAGGGATGACCACTACGGAAGTTTGGGATTTTCTCTACAACTGGACGTCCAGGGTCCTAGATGTACCCGTGGTCGAGTCCCACCAGGATGCCCCGGCACCTAAAGGGACCTACGTGACAATCGACTACGCGGGAAGCTGGAGACTGGCCGGTACCGCGCCTAGCCATCGTATCCAGGAACGCCCGGACCTCCCGAGTCCCAGGGTATTTGTCTACCGGGGCTCCGCCCAGGTTCGAGAAGTGGACGGGGACGGTGAAAACCTCCTGCGACTTATCGAGTCCCTGGACGACCCGAACTATACCCCGAGTTTCGGAAATAACGGGCTTTCCATCCTCAAGACCTCCGGCCCTGTGGCTATGCCAGTAGTCGAACAGAGCCAGTGGCGGAGGGAGTCCGTCCTCACCCTGGAGTTATCCTGGGCAAGGGCGTACGCAGGCAATACCCTCACCATAGACTCCGTGAGCATCACCCAGGAGGACCACTTCGGGACAGTCGACGCCCAGGAGGTCCTTGTGGAAGGGGAGGGGCGCAGCGTAGTGGAAGCGGTAGAGGAAAAGAACGAAATTTTAATCACAACGGAGGCCTAAAATATGGCACTTAAAGACATCGTAACAGTGAATATCACCCGGGAAACCACCTCCGTGGCGGTGGCTGCCTTCAACATCCCGTTGATACTCTCCACCTTCGCCACGAGCAAGACCACCACGACCTTCACGAGGGCCCGGAGCTATTCCAGTATCCAGGAACTCACGGACGACGGCTGGGCAAGCACGGACGCCGTCTACAAGATGGCCTCCGCAATCTTTATGCAGAACCCCTGCGTCTCCAGGGTTATTGTCGGTCGCGCCGACTCCGGGGATGCTACCGTAGCTGCCTCCCTCGCCGCAATTGTCGCGGAGAACAACGACTGGTATGGTATCGTAGTCGACCAGGCGATGTCCTCCGACTTTGACGATGTCGCCGCCTGGGTCGAGACCAACAAGAAGTTCGCAATCCTGTGGACCGCTGACGCGAACACCCCGGATGCCACCAAGGACACCGACCTCGCCTCCGTCCTCAAGACCGCAGGCTACGACCGTTCCGCAGTCATCTATCACCCCACCCCCTCTACCGGCGCGGATTACCCGGACGCCGCCTGGATGGGTGAAGGTTTCCCGTACGACCCGGGTTCTAGCACCTGGGCCTACAAGCAGCTCAAGGGAGTCGCCGTTGACAAGGTCACGGGAGCCCAGGAAGCCGCTCTCAAGGCAAAGAACTGCAACTACTACGCTATGATTGGTGGGGTGGGCGTCACCCTCGATGGTAAGGTTGCCTCCGGCGAATACATCGACATCATCATCGGGACAGACTGGGTTGAAGCCCGTCTCCGTGAGGCTGTCTTCTCTGCCCTCGTGAACAACCGCAAGCTCCCCTACGATGACAGTGGCATCACCGCAGTAGTGGGTCTTGTTAAGGGAGTCCTCAACGAGGCCGCCTCCGCCGGTATCCTCCAGGCCGACAGCATCCAGGTCACTGCCCCGACCTACGCAGAAATCCCGCAGGCTGACAAGATTGCCCGTCACTTGCCGGGAGTCAAGTTTACGGCCCTCTACCAGGGAGCCATCCACCGTGTCACCATACAGGGCACAATTTCCGTATAACAGGAGGTAACAAATGCCTATTCCCGACATTGGAGTAAAAACCTACGACCCGAAGATGGTCGTAATCACTTTCGGGGCCGTCCCTATTTCCGGCTATGCGGAGGGCACCTTTGTCCGCGTCAATCGCTCCGGCGACGCCTTTACCAAGAGCAAGGGCGCGGGCGGCGACATCGAACGCGTGAACCGGAACCAGGGGGATTTCGAGGTGAGCATCACCCTCCAGCAGACGTCCTCGTCCAACACCGAACTTTCCGCCATCCTCGCGGCCGACCAGGCCACGAACGCCGGGGTGTTCCCGCTGACGATTAAGGACATACTGGGCAACACCCTGTTCTTTGCCCCGCAGGCCTGGATTAGAAAAGACCCCGAGTGGGAGGATGGGGACGACCTCAACTCCCGCGAGTGGACTTTCGACACTGGCATTGCCGGCAACCTCGTAGGAGGTAATTAACGATGATTTCCCCGGTCACAAAAGAAATTGAAGGGTTCCAGGTCCGGTTTATGCCGCTCCCGGCTACCAAGGCCTTCACCCTGGCTAAAAGGGTCGGCTCTATGCTTCTCCCCATCTTAAAGTCCGTTGACCTCTCCGACCTAAAGGCAGAGGTCGACCTTGACAAATTGCTGGGAGGGATTGCAGGGGCTTTGTCCTCTCTGCCGGATGATGTGGCAGTGAGTATCCTTGTGGACTCCCTCAAGGGTTGCACCGTTGTCGCCCCTGGACATCCCGCAGTGGAAATCCGGTCCAGTGATGATGTGGATGCGGTTTTCCAGGGAGAACTCGAGACACTCTACCTCATCGTCCTGGAAAGCTGGAAGTTTAACAAACTCGCCCCTTTCCGCCTGGCGGCTCGCTTTGGGTTCCAAACGACAAAAACCGATACCTCAAGCGAAGCCGCAGACACAGGGAACAGACCTGGGCCAGCGTTGGCGATGTAGGCGAGCTGGACTACTCCGTACAGGCTAGGTGGCCTATCCTCCGGCTGGTGCTGGATGTGGGCCTCCCCCTCACGGAGGTGGAACAAATGGACCTGGATGACATCCGGCAACTAAACGCCGTCCTGGATATGCGCCAGGACTACGAGGGAGCCGTGGATGCCTGGCAGGACTCGAAACTAAAGAAGGCGGAGCAGCATAGACGTGGTAATTGAGGAACTTTACACTAGACTGGGTTTCCAGGTGGACCCCCAGGGCATCGAAAAGGGCAAGAAACTTATTTCCGGGTTCAAATCCTGGCTAGGTGGTCTTGCCCTGGGAGCCGGTTTTGCCTACCTCGCAAAGACCGGACTGGACGCGGCAATGACGATGGAGTCGTTGAACGCCCAGTTTACGGTTATGGCCGGGTCCGCCGAACGGGCAAGAGACCTGCTAGGTGATATTTCCGAGTTTGCCGCAAAGACCCCGTTCTCGAAGATGGGTCTAGCCGACGCCGGCAAGACCTTGATGGCCTTCGGTATGGAGGCGGAAAAGGTGGTCCCCACGCTCAAGATGCTGGGGGACGTGGCCGGAGCCGACCAAAACAGACTAAACTCCCTCGCCCTAGTCTTCGGGCAAATCCAGTCCACAGGTAAACTGATGGGGCAGGACCTGCTCCAGCTAATCAACCAGGGGTTCAACCCCTTGACCGTGATTTCCAAACAGACCGGCATTTCGATGACCGACCTAAAGGACGCGATGGCGGACGGGGCTATTTCCGCCGATATGGTGACGGCCGCGTTCAAGGCGGCCACGTCGGAGGGAGGGCTTTTCTACGGGAACCTGGAGGCCCAAAGTCAGACCCTTGCGGGCAGGATTTCGACCCTAAAGGATAATTTTGTCACGGCCCTGCAGAATATGGCGGAGGCTTTCCTCCCCCTTCTCAAGGCTGGGACGGATATGCTTATTGCCTTCGACTGGACCCCTATTGTTACGAGTGTCCAGGCGGTAGCTGCTGCCCTCTCCAACATCCCGGCTTTGCTTGAGTTTCTTTTTACCTGGGCTAGACGCCTGGCTCCCGTGCTCTTGATTGTTTTTGGTCCTGCTATCCAGGCTCACATCTTGAGGTATGTCGCCGCCGTCCGTTCCGCCGTGATGAACTCAAGGGCATTTGCTGCCGCGCAGACAGTCGTGCAGCGGGCCGCCCTGGCTTCCGGGGCCGCTATGAACTACCAGGTAACCGCCCTGGGTCTCTTGAAGTCGGCCCTGTTCTCTGTCAAGATGACCGGGGTCTCCGCATTTAAGGCATTGGGTCTTGCGATGAAGACCGCACTGGGTCCCATCGGGGTGGCCTTGATGGCTATTGAGGGATTTGTGGAGGCATACAACTGGCTGGAGAACCGCCAGCGGACAAAGGCCACGGAGGAGTCTAAAAAATGGGCTAAAAAGTATATGGAACAGGCGATGGCCCAGGGCAAGACCCGCGAGCAAATTATGGAGGAACAGGTCGGCCTGCAAGAAGGCAGGAAGGCTCGCGTGGAAGTTCTACAGGAACAGGCCGCGCAGGGAGGGGAGGCGGGCCGCAAGGCCTCTGCGGAAATACTGTCGTTGCGCAACTCAATTAGCCAAAACGCAGCGTTCGTTCACGCCCTGGAGGAAGTGTACCGCGAGACTACCGGGGTGGAGTGGAAGGGGAAGTCCCAGCGATTTGTAAAGACTCCGACAATTACCGGGGACAACAAGGAATTTTTGAAAGCTTTTGAAGAGCTGGAAAAGAGTATAAAGAGTAGCGAGAAGGCCACAAAGAAGCAGACGAAGGCAACAGAGGATAATACGAGGGCGCAAAAGGCCTTCGATATTTCCGCTCTTTCTCGCCAGGCCTTCGACGCGGCATTTAATGTGAAACTTCGGGAACTGACGCTGGGGACGATATGATTAGTGTTGTAGGAGCCGTATACCAGGCGACAACGGGTCGCCTCGAACTTCCGAAACATACCTGCCTCTTTTATCGCAAGGAGGGGTATAGTGTCGGGGCTGTCGAGCTGGACATCATCCTGTCCGAAAACCACGGCAAGGACGCCAGGGTGACGGAAAATCCCCTCCAGGACGGCCGGGCGGTTTCGGATGGCATCTACCTGGAACTCCGGGAGGGTAGTTTCACTGCCCTGGTATCGAACCACTCCCTCAAGCACCTGGAACCCGTCTCCGAACAGACCACGGACGCCCTCCTGGGTCTTGCCCAGTGGCAACCCCTCAAGAACCGGGCACGGGAAGCCTGGGAGGAACTAAAGTCCTTGATGGACCGCAAGGAACTCGTGACCATCGTCACTGCCCTGGAAGTCTACGACAATGTGGCCATAACCCACGTAGGGGCTCCCCGCGACGGGGACTCCGGGGACTCCCAGGAGTTCGAGATTTCCTTTAAGGAAGTGAAAAAAGTACAGCTCCGGGAGGACAAGGTGTCCGCCCAGGTGCAGCCCTCCGATATGGGGAGCGACATAAATCGCCAGGCCGCAGTCGGTACTTCCGGCGGCCAGCAGGTGGGAGGGGAACCCACGGAGGCGGACAAGGAACAACTAATCCTGGGGGTACAGTGATATGATGCGGATACCTTTTGACCCTAGCCGTTCTGCCGACCAGTCCTTTTCTGTGCTCATCCCGGAGCACCAGGTGGTGGAACTTCGGATGGTTTGGAACACCCGGGCATCCGGTTGGGACGTCCTGGTGTCGGGTCCGTCCGGTTCGGTTGGATTTCTCCGACTGAAACCACGCTGGCCCCTTCTTTTGGAGCACCTGGCTATTTCGCCCATAGACGGCGATATTATCGCGTTGCCCCTCCAGGGAGGGAGTGGCAAGGGTCTTGACGATTTCGATGCCCTGGGCTCATCCTGGGGGCTCTTTTGGCTCTCCCAGGATGATGTGAAGGCCTGGAGGTCCGCAAATGGCCTGGGGTAGGATTGTCCGGCTAGAGGCAAGGAACAAGGACTCCGTCCAGGTGGACGTGGCCTCCCTCCGTATGGATGCCCGTTGCGTCCGCTCCCGGGTCTTCGATGATAACGAGCTGGAGGCGACCATCCATAATGCCAGCCCGGATACCGTAAACAGGTTTCTCCAGCGGGGCACGAACATCGCCCTGTATGCAGGGTACGAGGATGAGGGTACCCCGGGTCTTATGTACCAGGGCAACATCATCGACTCGAAGACATACCGCTCCGGGACGGATACGCTCACGGTCATCCGCTCGATGGCCTTGCGCTCCCTCACCCGACCCTTTACCGCGACCCCTGTATGCCTGTCGTTCCTCCCCGGCTCGAACGCCGGGGACATCCTGGACTCCATCGGGGCTATTTTGGGCCTCGTCCCCATCGGCAAGGAAATGGCCAGGGAGGCCGTTTTCCCTTCGGGATGGACTTATGTAGGCCAGGTATCGGGAGCGCTCAAGAGACTGGGCCAGGATTTGAGGGCGAAGGGTATGGGCCTCTACGTCGACCTGGCGGAACTCGTGGTCTTCAAATACTCCGGGGACTCCACCTACTCGGTGGCCTACCTCTCCCCGGACTCCGGGCTCCTCTCACTCCAGGACTCCACGAATTACATCAACGCCGCCCGCTCCAACCTCTCGTCCCTCCCCAGCAAGACCGCTGCGGAAAAGGGCAAGGAGCCTCCCACTATGACAAAGGAGGATGTGGACGACGTCTACTCCTACCTGGATGGGATTTTCACGAGTATGAAAAAGACCTACTCGGTCCGGTGTATCGTCATCCCGAAGCTCCGCCCTAACTCCCTGGTCCACTTGGCGGACCCGGGCTCGGGGGTGGATGGTCTTTTTGTCGTCAACAGGATGGAGGTCGCGGTCGGGACTGGCCCGGACTCCTCCTTTGCTATGGACCTAGATTTAGTGGAGGCCTAAAGATGAGTATGTCCGCCGCATTAGATGCCTATATGTCCGCCTGGCAGACAGGGGTGCATACCTCGATACCCGGGACGGTCTCCAGCTATGACGCCGGGACCCACCGGGCGAAGGTCATCCCCTCCGTCCGCCTCTTGATGGACAACGGGCTTAAAATAGAACTCCCGGAACTACTGGACGTCCCTGTGATATTCCCGGCAGCAAAATCCTTCGACCTGGAGTTCCCCCTGGACAAGGGGGATGGGGTCCTCTTGATTTTTGCGGAGTCGGACATAGCGTCCTGGAAAAAGGGAGCGGACCCTGCCACCCCGGACTCTCCATCCCGTTTCTCCCTGGATGCCTCTGTCGCCATCCCAGGCCTCGTCCCGAAGCCCGTAAAGGGCTCGGCCCGCATCTTCATAGACAAGAACGGGGTCATCACCTGGAAGGCTAAAAAGATTGTTTTTGACGGCCAGGCGGTGTTCAAAAAGGTGGTCCTGGCGCGTGACGATATTTATGTAGGTCCCGAACCTGCGGGCCCTGGAGTATCCCTAAAGAACCACATACACCCGACCGCGGTCGGTCCGACATCCCCGGCCACCCCGGCTCCTATTCCACCGGAGGAAATGTAGATGCCCCTAAATCTTACGAAGTTTAAGTCTGACCTAAAGGCCGCCCTGCTGAAGGCGCAGAAAAAGAACCAAAAGGACGGGGTCGATACGGACACGGCGATGGAAAACCTGGCGAATGAAATTGCCACGGAGGTCGACAAATACATCAAGACGGCGACGGTAAGCACGACCGTGAGCACGGTGGTCACAAACGCGGTTCCTGCCTCCACGGGTCCCGTCACTGGCGCAGGTACGGGCACCGGGTCACTTTCATAGGGGAGTGTGGCGATGCGGGGTGCGTAGCCAGCCTGGGGACACGGGAGGCCACCCCGACACCGCCCTTGTAAATTTTTGTCGGGAAATAAGATATTTATAAGCGAAAAATAAGTTATATTTGAGGATAGGTATGCAACTGGAATTATCGACAGACTCCTGGGACCTCACGCTGGACAAATCCGGCAATTTGGCGGTCCTGGGAAATGACAAGGCCCCGGCCCTGCTCTCCCAGCGTATACGGCATCGTCTACAGACTTTCCGGGGGGAGTGTTTCCTGGACCGTTCGGTCGGTGTGCCCTATTTTTCGGACGTGATGAAGAAAAACCCCGACCTGGGCAGGGTCCGCTCGCTTTTCGCCTCGATAATTGCAGGAGTCCAGGGAGTGGTGAAAATCCTGTCCCTGGAGTTGGATTTTTCTAGCGCTACCCGGACCCTCCGGGTAATTTTTCGTGTCCAGGGAAACGGCTTTATTGCCGAAGGTGAGGTATAGCGATGGGAACCTATGTTAAAGACTCGGGACTCCAGCGCAAGACCCTCCAGGAAATCCGCCTGGAGCTGGAGAGCGCATTAAAGACGGTGTTTGGCCAGGATTTCGAGACCTCCGTGGATAGCCCCAACGGGCTGCTTATCGGCTCCCTGTCCCTCTCACTCGCAAATATATGGGAGCTGGCCCAGGAGGTCTACAATAGCCGTGACCCGGCGCAGGCGACCGGGCTATCCCTGGACTTCGCCGCAGCCTTGAACGGGCTGGCCCGAAAAGAGGCGACTGCCTGCCGGGGCCAGGCGATGCTCTACTCTTTGAACGACTACTCCGTGACAATCCCGGCCGGCTCCATAGCCTTGAGGCCCAGGGGCAACCAGGAGTTTTCCCTCCAGGAGCCCGTGACCATCGACCCCGCGTCCTGTGACGAACTCATCATCGTGGACGAGGGGTTTGCCCGTGATACGGACTACGTATTCCACTTCGCTCAGCCCATCGGGGACCTGACCTTCAACTGGGCCACAGGGGACTCTCGGTCCGCAGTGGTGGCATTATCTACACAGATTTCTACCGCAGGTGGTGAGACCGACGTCCTGGAGAACGGGGATTTGCGGGTGTTTATCAGTGGGGGCAAGGTCGGGGTTTCTACTCCGCTCCCGGACGACTGTTCCATCTATAAGGGAGCCCTGGGGGAATTTGCCACTGCTCCCGGAGCGCAGACCTGTGAGGTCGGGGAACTTACCGACATCCCCACCACCGTGAGTGGATGGGACAGGGTCCGCAACTACGAGGCCTTCATCCCTGGAAGTGACGCGGAGACCGATACGCAGCTCCGAGTCCGCCGGGCAGCCGCAGTCCGGGCTATCCAGTCCAGGGCGACGGATGACGCTATAGCCGCTCATCTTATGCAGGACGTATCCGGTGTGACGGCCGCTTCGGTCGTTAGTAATAGGGCTATGCAGGTAGATGCAGACGGTAGGCCACCCAAGTCTTTTGAAGCTCTTGTGGTTGGCGGAACCGACCAGGCCGTTGCTCAAAACATTTGGCAAAACCAGCCCAGCGGCATTCAATCCTACGGGAACACGTCCGTGGAAATTTCCGACGGTGAAGGCGTTGGGCAAATTGTTTCGTTTAGCCGCCCGCAGGCGAAGTATTTGTGGGTTAAAATTGAGTGGCAGCGCTATTCCGAAGAAACTGCGCCCACCAACGACGAAATTAAGGCAGCGCTTTTGCAGTGGGCGGAGAAGGAATACAAAATGGGCGTGGATGTGATTTCCATGCGCATTCTTCAAGGCCTATATTTCGGCACGACCGGAATCGGAAACGCAACGGCGAACGTTGCCATTACCGACAGCCCCACGGATACGCCAGTTTGGCAGGGTGTAGTTTCCCAAATTCCAATCGCCCCTTCAAACTATGCCGTGCTTGCAGCCGACCGCATTACCATAATTGAGGACACGTAGCAATGGCGGCAAGAATAGAATCATACAAGCAACTGGCGGACAGGTACATTCCGGAGCAGTACAAGGCTTCGGAACACCTGCGCGGCGTGCTTGATTCTTTAATGGTGCAGGCCGATGCACTGGAAGCCGCCCTTTGGGAAATTTTTGAAAGCCTAAACCTGGAAACCGCCATCGGACCGGCGCTGGATTTCTTTGGCGCGGTTTTGGGAGTTGAACGGAAGCCCGGCGAAACGGACGAAGCGTACCGCGCCAGGATTTACGCTTTCCGTTCCTTGCAGGACGCCCCAACGTATGAAGGCGTCCGGGAAGCGTTAAAACTTTTTATGGGGCGGGAACGTGTGGAACTTTACCCATGCTGGCCTGCCGGAATGTATTTTGTTATTGATGGCGATGTTCCGCAAGAAATACCCGAGGGCTTGTATGATTATTTTACGGCTGGCGTTGATGTGGGTGCAGGGACTTTTCTCATTGCAGAATATGGCGAACCCTACGGATATATAATTAGTGAAGACACCGGAATGCCGTTTGTTATTGACCAAAGGTGGCCGGATACTTTATACGAACTTGTGGACAGCAATGGCGATTATTTAGTTGACAGCGAAGGAAATCACCTTGTTGCGCTTGATTATTTAACAACCTAAAAGGAAGTTATTATGGCAACTAAAAGAATTATGGATTTGACCACCCCGGCAACCTTTGAAGACTTTGTGCTGGGTACCTTTGGCGTACTGGATTCTAGTACGATTACAAAAAAGTTGCCTGCGGAACTTTTGACCGTTCTTCGGTCGTTTGTTATAAGTAGCAATTCCGAATGGTTGTACCTTATAACCGATTCCGTTGGAACGTTTTTATTTGGAATTTCCAGGGACGGTTCCGTGGACTGGGCAAAGGGTATTCCCGACCACATTCGGGTTCCACTTGAAACGGCATTGAATACGTTGCCCACAAAGGTAGACAAGGAAACGGGCAAAAGCCTAATAAACGCTGTCTTTGCAAATGAAATTTCGGTGATAACAAATGAAGAATATCTGCTTGCAGTGGTGGATACACAGAACCATGTTCTATTTTCAATAGATAGGGGTGGGCAGGTTGATTTTCAAAAAGGTTTACCGGACGCTCTTAAGGATTATATATTTCAACTTGAAAACAAGGTAAACAAGGAAACGGGCAAAAGCCTTGTGAACGCCACTTTCGCAAAAGGCGTAAGTGACAAACCCAATCTGACCGATTATGCGTATGTTATAACGGACAACGCGGAACGGGTGCTATTTGCAATAGATAAAAACGGATTTGTTGAAGGAAAATTTAAGAAGGGGGAAACGCAGTTCTTTAACACGGTCGCGGACATGGTGGCTTGTGATAATCCGAATTTGAAGTTCGCAGTAACTATGGGCTTCTATTCTATTGGCGACGGCGGCGCCGCGAAATATGTAGTTGGCGCAGGCACACAAAACGGATTTTCTTCATTTAAACTTTCAAGCGGTTTAGTTGCAAGGCTTGTAATTGAAGAAAATTATCTTTACCCGGAGCAGGTTGGCTATTCTAGTGATGACCAAACGAAAGATTTAAGAACGTATCTTTTCTATATTACACGGGACTTATTGATTGATACGGTCCGGTTTTACAATCGGCGTTATTACCAAAAAGGACCATGGATTGTTCCCAGGCAGGGAATATCACTTATAGGGTCTAGCAATAGCGGAAACCAACAAAACGATGGAATATATTACTTTACTAGAATTTTCTATACCTCAACCCGTACGGATGAAGGCGCTTGTGTTTTCAACTGCGAATATAGAGAATTTAGGCTTGAAAACATTGAATTAAGAAACTTGGATGCAGAAGACCCAACAAAACCGCCGCGCATTGGCATATACACGTTAAACTTTAACGACGACCCAAGCAGCCCCAGTTATCACCACAACGACCACTATGACATGATTATAAAGAACGTTAGAATTGGTGGTTTTGAATATGGCCTTAATTTAACCGGGAACATTAAGTGGAATCTTCAACTAGATAATGTAAGGTGCAGTTCCTGCACTTACGGATGCCGTATTTTTGGACACGTACTTGTTGCCACGTTTAAGTTATTTTATCCGGACCACTGCAAGGTCGGCGTCCTTATTGACACGTTAAGCGTTGCGGTTTCTTTCCTTTATTGCAATTTTGGAACAACGGATAGATGCGTAGTATTTGAAAACGGAATTGAATCCAGTCCTTACGGGCAATATACTTTTGTCGGTTGTAACTTTGAACTTGACGAAGCACCATCAGGACCC